GCAGTCTTTGATTTAGCATACCGCAGACAAACCAGCGTATCTTAGGTCTATCAAACCTACGCATAAAATCTACAGTACGAGCGTGTAGTTCACTGCCTAGTATAATAATACAGTCGCAGTGATCGTATATAGCATCAATTTCTTTCTCGACGCTATTGTTGTATGGATATGGAATTTGAAAACAAGCAACCTTGCGTTCATGCTCGCTGTTGATAAACTGCTCACGTTCAGAATAATAGGTCCAACTATTTCTAGCAGGACCTACTAGTTCATTAAAGTGATATCTAAAAACAGGTTCCGAAATATCCAGGACGTAAACGCCAAGATCTCGTTCTGTCATTAGTATTACTTAACAGCTCGTGGCTTACGTGTGGTAGCTTTTTTAACTGTTGTTTTGGCTTTGGTAGCGGCCGCCTTAGCTTTGGTAGCAACAACTTTAACTTCGGCTTCTACTTTAGCAACTTCAGCTTTAACTTCGGCTTTAGCTTCTTCAGCAGTTACAACACCATCATGGTTGGTGTCGGCTTTTTTAGCAAATGCTTTATAAAAAGTATAAGCAACTACGGCTACGATTGCAATAATAACGATTGTAGAAAAATCCATTTTAAATCTCCTATTCGAATAGATATAATATTTAGCGACACAGTTATTAATGTAAACTATTTTGCCCAAAACGAGTAATATTCTGTTATAATATGTTGCGTTGCAACATAAATAATGTTATACTAGATACTTAGTATAGCAGTAAACAAGATGCCGAATGGTTCAGGTCTTGTAATAACATTTCGCTTAATAAAGGAAAAATAAAATGTTCAATTTCAAATCAACAGTAGACGCAGTAGCAAAAGCAACAAAACAACCTTTGACATACGTTGAAGACAAGGCAATCCGTGCTAACCTAGAAACTCTAGTAGAAGCACAAGCTGACTTCGTAAAAACCATCTATGATACAAATTTAGAGTTGGCCAAGCAAGTAGTAGAGAACTCAAAATCTGTAGATTTTACTAAGTTTTTTGCAGTAGCCAAGGCTAAGTAATTCCCAAGTTAGTACCCACTAACCAAGCCCCGCAAGGGGCTTTTTTTATGGTTGTCCAATAATTCCCATAATGCTATAATCTAACTGTAGTAATGTAAAACAATCTTCGGAAAAGGAATTTATGAACAAGTATACAGTAAAAGCAACCCTACAAGTCGCAGGGTTTACACTAGCGATGATAGCATTATCTGTTACCATCAGACTCGTGCTAGATTACATTGACCCAACCCCTATTCAACTTTTTGGAACCGTTGGATCATTGCTTATGGCAATTTGTTTTTATAAATTAATTCAAATACAAGCCAGCATTCTTGAAACACGTGATAAACTAAACGAGAAAAAATAAAATGAGTAATGTATTCCTTTTGAGCTGGGACTGTGAAGGTCTCGAAGCTTGCATTAATGTATCCAATGCCGAAAAGGAGATCATGTGGTCTACGCTCAAAGGGGAACAACCCGATTATAAAATTGGAACCATGGTATCAATGATGATGCTTCGTGCTCGTGCCAACCCACAACGACATTATGAAATTTATACTATCCATGTCGATGAAACCATTTCCGAACGGGACCTGCGTCAAATGTTTGATGACTCGCCCCAAACGGCTGTAGATTTGATTCGTGACCGTGGCAACAAAATTTTCAGTGACCGGTATAATCATGGCCGAGCCAAAATTGTCTAATTGACAAAAAAATGCAGTATTGTTACAATGATGTATCTTTTTAGTAAAAGGAAAGACTATGAAATTTACAAGTAACCGATTTAGAGTAAGTACAGTCCACTGGCCCAAGCGTGAGTTTGATGCCGGTAAAAAGGAAGATCTTGCTGAATACAAATATTTTTTGCAAAAGCAAAGTTGGCGTGATGGCTGTCCGTTTTATTTGGACTGGCCATTCAACAACATGATCAGTATGATTGAAAGCAAGATTGTTAGACATCATATCGAAGGTCTACTTAAGAATAAAGTTAAAACTGTATGAAATGGGCAGTAGCCTTTGTCGTTGCAGTTACATCAACTGTGGCCACGGCACAGTATGCTCCTTACAGCCTTGAACAAATGAATGGTGTTCGGGTAACAGGCGCAGACTGTAACCGTATTGACCAAGTAGTTGATTGGGCAGAGAATCAGTTGCGTATGCGTGGCATACTAAATGTCGAGCCCGAAACACTAAACAACGATGACAGGCTATTTAATTTACGGGCAAGGTCTATAATTTGGGCTTTGCGTGTTGGCTGTAGTAATCCAAACAGATACAAATGAAACGTCTAACTATTTTGTGTTTGGCACTAGCAAGTAGTGTGGCCACAGCCGAGTGCTATGTAAGGTCTGACATTAAGTTATCTAGACAAGGCATTAATGCTGGTCCTACTGACTATCAAAAAATAGTTGCACCAGACCCTAAAGGATTCAAATGTAGTGTACAATATCGTATACACATTGGCGAAGAATGGCATACCGCCGAAGGATCAGCAGTGGCCAAAACCGAAAGCGAAGCCTGTGTACGTGCCAGTGATGTTGGACTAGGCACAGTCTTGCTCGAAGTTGAACCAAGCCAGGTACGAGCTGACACACAAATGGTATGTAGTGATGTGCCAGAAATTCGAGTTCGTCGTGTTCGAGTTGGAGAAATGGTTTGGGAATCCGAAACTGAGATCCATACTAACCCGGCGGAACGTCCATACTTTAACTATAAAGGTGCTCAATGTCGCTTGTTTGTTGAAAGACAAGGCAAGGACCAAAACCTTTATTTGTATCAAGGTGTGATGTGCAAACTGGACCAACGTCCAGATTCGAGATGGCAAGTAATTGACAAATATTAGCCATTAATGTAAACTGTAGTTATTGTAACCAACCGAAAGGTAATGAAATGAAGAAGTTAGCCCTTGCTGTAGCTGTCGCAGGTTTGTTGAGTGCCTGTGGAACCACTGGTTCTAATCACGCTCAACAATATAAAGAGCAGTACGAGCGTCAGGAAAAACAAGCAAAGTCTGCTATCGCTGAAGCACCTGAATGGATGAGCAAGTTGCCTAAGAGCGTCAATGCTGTTTATGAAAACGGCACCGCTACCAGTATTGATATGTCAATGGCAGACCTGAAAGCCAAGACTATTGCATACGCAAAGATCTGTACTGCCGCAGGCGGTAAGGTTCGTAGCCAAATGAAGATGTATCGTAACGACAATGGCGATGCTAGTATTGAACAATCTGAGTTGACTGTACGCAGTCTATGTCCGGACGTGGATATTACTGGTGTCGAAACTGTAGAGATGAAACACGTGGCCGATGGCAATCGTATCCGCACTTATGTATTGGTAGCATTGCCAATTGGTCAAGCCAATATCATGAAGTCCACTAAAGATGCTGAACGCCGTGCCCCAGAAGCCTTCCGCGAACTAGACGAAGTTACTACTGGTCGCCCTGTATCTGATGCTACTCCTACACAGGGTCGTGGTATTACGCTAATGCCCGTGGATAATGAGGAATACAAGCGTAAGCGTGATGAAGCACTACAAAAACCTGGTGCTGTAATCGGCCAAGTTACGGTTCAATAAGTACGCACATTATTATATAATCTAGTAGTTTAATGCCCTCCTAAGGAGTATGTAAATACCTTAGCGAGGGCATTTACATGGCTAGACCAAATCCCATTAGGGCATATATGGAAGCACCGCTTCCAAGTATAACGTACCAGCGACGTTTGCAGTTTCGCCCTAGCTATGACGAAATAAACTACGTATATAATATATGTAATCGTTACCTATTTGACAACCGCTTAAAACAACCATATATTGAACAGGGCAGTCGGCGCCAAACTTGGGGCTTTTGCTCTTGGGAAAAAGAAAAGCAAGAGACTGGTAGCCACTGTATTATTAAACTAAGTGATAAATGGTTTTGCCCACAGTGGTTTGTACAAACCCTGGCCCACGAAATGGTACATCAGTATCAGTGGGACTTTACACGTTTTGAAGAGTACGATGGCGTTATGCCAGAATCTGGCGCCCACGGTCCTAGTTTTTTTATGTGGCGTGATCGCTTTGATTACTATGGCCTGCGTTTAAAAACCAGTTATGGACGTAAGCGTTGGTTTACGCACCAAGATTTCCGCAGGTGTTGACACCCCAACTATAATCCCGTATAATTAGCTATAATTCACTATAAAGGAAATTATGCCTAATTTTGTACCTACAGTCTTGGAAAAGACAAGCAATGGCGAACGTGCCTACGACATTTATAGTCGATTACTCAAAGACCGTATTGTAATGCTAGATACGGATGTTAACGAACACTCTGCTAGTTTACTAGTAGCTCAATTACTCTTTTTAGAAAGTGAAGATCCAAATGCCGACATACTATTCTACATTAATAGCCCAGGCGGTTCAGTTACAGCAGGCATGGCTATCTACGATACAATGCAGTTTATCAAACCCGATGTTAGCACCATTGTTATGGGTCAGGCCTGCTCTATGGGAAGTCTTCTTAGCACCGCAGGAGCCGCAGGCAAAAGACTAATGTTGCCCCATGCACGTCATATGATTCATCAACCTAGCGGTGGAGCACGTGGTCAAGCAACTGATATACAGATCCAGGCCCAGGAAATCTTGAAGATGAAGCATTACCTGACACAGATTTATGTTGACCATAACTCTGCAGGTAAAACATACGAAGAATTTGCCATGGACATGGAACGCGACTTCTTTATGAGTGCCGAAGAAGCACTGGCTTATGGACTAGTAGATGAAATTATCACTCGCAGATAGGTGTCATAAAACTTTAACATTTTGTGTTGCTCTACAGCATAAATATCTAAGTAGAAACCATGAGTCTCTACAAAAATATAGGAAAAACACAAAATGTTATTAGAACGAATATTAGAACGTCTGGCAGAGATGTTTCCAAAACAGGCTTATCAAACTCGTTTGGAACAGTATATCAACAGCAAAAATCCAACCAATGCCGCAGAAGTAGACTACTGGCAACGTCAATACGACAGCGAAGCACAATACTGGGGTCGTGGACTATGATCAAGGCAATCTGGAAATTTTTTGAAGCAATAGGCCAAGCTCGTGCCGCTTGCTACCACACCCGTCAAGGTCGCTGGAAAGACGCACAAAAACTTTACAAGTAACACGTTAAAGACCTTATAAATACTTAATGAGGTCTTTTCAATTTGAATCCGGTACAGAAGAAAGATCCCGTCCAATAGTGTATGTTGACATGGATGGTGTTCTTGCTGATTTCTTTGGTGAAGTAGCACGTGAACACGATGTTGCGTACTGGCGCGAAATACATCGTAAAGATCTAGGCATTGATCAGATAGCAAGACAGCCTGAATTTTTTGCTGGCCTGCCTGTGCTACCAAATGCTATGAACTTAATGAAGGGCATAGTGCAACTGGCCGGCAAGTATAGTATTCTTAGCAGTCCCTTAATGAGTAATGTTGAGGAGTCTAGCAAAGAAAAAATGCAATGGCTTCAACGACACTTAAAAAATCACCAACCCCAGGCAGTTATATTTGACCACGAAAAGTATAAATTTGCTAAACAAGCTGATGGAACACCTAACATACTAATTGATGATTGGGACACAAACATCAAACTGTGGGAAGCCAATGGGGGTATTGGTATTCTTTACAAACCTGAAAAGTATAAACAGGTATTACATAAACTAAATGCCGCATTGCTTGGCAAAGTTGAGCCAACTAAAATGGAAATGGCAGTATTCGAAGAAGATGCAGATGCTGTTAGCAGTAAAGAAGGCAATCTTTACACAAGCCGCCAGGTTTTAAAATATGTACAGGGCATACATAATGAATATCATATGCCCAAGCCTATACTAAAACACAAAACTTGGGTATTGCGTAACGTGCCTGTTAGTAGTTTAAAGACACCCGAGTATGTACACCAGGATGATCCTTATCGTCGAGTCATTGACATCAATTGGGATCACGTTGAAGACATACATTTACAAGATATTAAAAATAAGCCCATTGTTACTGACGCTGAAGGATGGGTCTTAGATGGGAATCACCGTGCCACAGCCGCTAGGGCCAGGGGATTAGAGACCATACCTGCATTAGTCCCTTACGATAAATAAAACAAACGGAGATTTTCAATGAAACATATTATTGCTATTCTAGCACTTACACTATCCACCTCCACATTTGCGTGGACACAACGAGCCCCTAATCCAGTTGATGCTTGTCGAGTACATCAGCCATATGGCTTTGCACAAACAGCACGTCAACTACAGCCTATTTGCCGACAAGCATACTTGGTTGCCTATGATGCGGCCGCAAAGTTACCAAACTATGTAGCCTATACATTAACACCACCTAACGCATTAGGTTGCGTAGCACGTACTAATGCGTTTGCCGCAGACCAAAGTATTGCCAATGGTCCAGTTCCCGATGATTATGCTGGCACAGGCTACGATAAAGGACATATGGCACCCGATGGTGACCTAAGTTGGGACGTACAAGTAGAATTTGAGTCATTCTTAATGACTAACATGAGCCCACAAGCTGGTAGCTTAAATCGTGGTATCTGGAAATTACTAGAAACTAGTGTACGTGGTTGGGCAGTACAGCGTAATCAGGTATACACAATCATTGCTGGTGGTATATATGATGCTAATGATAAGAAAATTGGCAAGGGTGTAGTTGTTCCGCACGGTTTTTATAAGATTGTTATTAACCAAGCTACCGGTGAAATTGCTGGTTGGGCATTTCCACATACAGCACCGTATCCTAACCTAGGCAATGACCTAACTAAATTCCGCTTACCAATCGCACAAATTGAAAAAACAGCCGGCGTTGATTTTAAATTCCCGGCTAATGCTCGAGAACTAGCACCTGGACAAGAATGGCGAGTAGACTTTGGTGCATTGACCAATGCCAAACGTGCTAAATGCGGTTCGTCAGCTTCGGCAGACTAATTAACTATCTTGCGATAAATATTAGGGTAACCAATCGTTACCCTATTTTTATGACTAACTATGAGATTCTTTGAATTTAAACAACAAATTACAGAACGTACACTAGGCGGCTTTGCAGTCAAGCCTGTGCATATCCAAGATCAAGACGCAGAAGATGTTCAAGAATTTGCGCCACCCGGTGGTGATGATCGCGAACCCAACGAAGACGAACTACTACATCAATTAGCCGCACAATGGTGGAACGGTGATGAAGATCCACGTGCCGAACAAACGCTAGCCGCAATGGGTTGGGAAGTTGGTCAAGACGAAGGCTATGACAATGGTGGTGTGTTTGTTGTACGTGCTGGTGATATTAACGGTAAAACATATCAAAGCTGGCCAGCAGAAGATCTAGAAGGTTTATCAGAAGCAATTAAACTAAATGCTCCGCAACGTAACTGGAGCCGCGATGAATTACAAGGTTATGCTGACCGTATCAAGTCAGGAACCAAAACTAAAAAAGATAGATTCAATCCTATTATACACGGTAGCAACATTAAAGCTATCGTTACTGACTCGGGCGAAGCATGGGACTTAGATGACCTAGCTCGTCAAATTACAACTCGCCCACGTGCTATCCTTGGTACTAATGCCAAGATGGAAAAAAGTAAAACAGAAGGTGAAATTGTATACGATTTAACTTTACCAGCATTAAGCGGTATTGTTGTCGATGAAGAAACTGGCGACTTTGTAGAAATTACTACTTGTCCTGGTGCAGGTGAGTGCCAATTGTTTTGCTATGCACGTAAAGGCGGATACGTTATGTTCCCTGCTAGTTCAATGAGTGCCGCACAAGCATTAAACTTCTTAGTCAATGATCCAGAAGGATATACAGCTCGTGTTAATCAAGAGATTAAACAAGTTAAAGGTAAAACAGACAAAGCTGGTATCCAGTTAGTTGTTCGTTGGCACGATGCCGGTGACTTCTTCTCTAAAGAATATTTAGATCTAGCATACGGGGTTGCCAATGCCAACCCTGATGTTAAGTTTTATGCCTATACAAAGATGGCTGATGTTGCTACTGGCTCAAAGCCTGCTAACTTTATTATCAATTTTAGCTCTGGTGCAAAACGTGGCCAAGACAAAAAGATTGAAATACACAAGTCTGCTGGCAATACTGTTAAGCAAGGCCTAACATTGCCTAAAGATATGTTCCGTGGTTTGTTTGTAACTGATGCCAAAGGCAAATACGTTAAAGATGAAAAAGGTCGCACACAAATCAAAGGCGAAGCAGAGTGGAATCAGTTCAAACAGAATCTTGCCGCTAAGTACAAGATTGATCCCGACACCATTATTACATACGATCAGATGTTGACTATTCCCGAAGGACCTAAACCTAAATGGAACGTAGTTATATTTCCGGCCGGTCATGGGGATCGTGCCGCTAATAGACTAGACGTTGAAAACAGTTTCTTGATGTTCCACTAATATGCGAGCTAAAGAGTTTGTTACAGAAAACTTCCACGACGGTAAGGTAAAAGGCAAAAGCCGCCCGGGTCGTGTAAAACGTGCTGGTGCGAGTTGTAGTGGTAGTGTTACATCATTACGTAAGAAAGCCAAACAGGGCGGAGAACGAGGTAAGATGTATCACTGGTGTGCTAATATGAAAGCCGGCAAAAAGAAATAAAACAAAACCCGCACTAGGCGGGTTTTTTATTGATATGTTATTGTTGTTTTACTCTATCCAGCTCACTGAGTGATTATTTTGTATAAGTTCCGGAAGTATATGTAATTGTTCGTGTAGCATTTTTTGTGGCCAATTGTGGCACATAGGCCAACAAATCATTGTAATGGTTGATTTTAAAATCTGTATCATCGTTGTATTGATGTACCACGGTAATGCTGTTTGTTGTAACAATCGTATCAACTAACTTGCCTTTGTGATCATACGCAATTTCTAAACTACGTGCCATAATAGCAATGTAAGCATCATTTTCTGTCGGGAAATTATATACGGTTGTACAATAAAATGGATCTGGGATACCGGTTAAGGTATATCTATCGCCTGTACCGACTGCGTTTACAAAGTAATGTTCAAATTCGTGTGTGTCGTAGTAGTCAATAAATGCTTTATCAAACTCAATAGTTTTTGCAGTATCCATTAGTCCAAATGTTTCTAGACTGTCGATAGTTATAGTTTCAGTTTGGTGTAGGTTTGCAAAAGTGTCAGGGTATGTGTACTCTACTACAATTTTCCCTGCAGACTTTAGTGGAGCCGTGACCGCTTGTGTAGCCGCTACCGCTGGACTAGCATTTCTAAAAAACTCAACACTTGCGTTGGGTCTTGTTTTAGTTTTTGTTTCTACTATTGCCATTTGAAAATTCCTTGTGATAATGTATTTATGCTCGGGGCTAAATGTTGCAAAAAAACCAAAATTACGGTTGACTTATAATTCCCATAATATTTATAGTAAATTCCCTTGGTTAGTGGGCACTAACTTAGCGGATTGACCCATAATTCCCATAATGCTATAATTATGGTATGGTAAAAAGAAAACGCAGACAAGATACAAAACACGCTGTCTACTGTATTACAAATACAGTAACCGGCGAGCAATACATTGGTATTACCGTTTGCGGCAACCAAATTCGTAAAGCCCTAAAAGTGCGTATTCAGAAGCACGTTCGCCGTGCATTAACTGAAAACAAAGTGTGGGATTTATGCCACAGTATTCGTGAATATGGTCCCGAAAACCATGTTTATGGCTTGCTCGAAATTGTACGTGGACGCAAGCCGGCCCATGCCCGCGAGCGTGAGCTGATTCGTCAGTATCAACCAGCCCTTAATACACATTAAGTGGTTGACCCATAATTCCCATAATGCTATAATTGTGGCATAGTAAGTAAAAAGGAGTTTGCGATGAATGCAGTTAAAAGTTTTGGTATGTTTACAGATCGTGGCAACGAGGCAGTTGGCCAATTGGTAGCACTTGCCAAGACTGCAAAGTTAAATTGGCCTGACACATATAAAATGATGCAGGTACTAGCTGACTCCGATCCGGACCAGTATGGCGAAGTGATGGATACTATGGTTCGTGAAATTGTTTACGACGCCTGCAGTTTTAAGTCAGATTTTTACGTTTAAGGGGATATTATGGAACGTCTCAGTACTATTCAACAAATCAACCAATCTATCATGTTTGGTGAGTTTACTAACACAGAGTTGTCTAGCATCATCAGTGCCGTGCAATTTGCTCGTACTCAGATGACTAAACAAAAGATTCGTTCGTTTGCTAAAGGTGATACTGTTAAGTTTACCAGCAACCGTAACGGAATGGTGTATACTGGTACAGTCGAAAAGATTGCTATCAAATACGTCAATGTCCGCACCCACGTCGGTATTTACCGAGTGCCCGCTAACATGTTGGAGGCTGTATAATGTTTAATGGTTTTTCTACTACCATTTTGGTAGCAATTTTTGTAGTGTTTCTGATTATTGCAGGACCGTTTATTACTATTTGGTCACTGAATACGCTATTCCCTGTCTTGGTAATACCGTATACGATTGAAACTTGGGTTGCCGCTCTTTGCATTGGCGGCTTGTTTAAAACTACCGTGACACGGAAGGGTTAATCATGAGAGGCTTTATCATTGGAACTGTTTTTGGTATTGCATTGTGTACTGTTGGTCTAACGGGCATTGCTCGGATGTTGGATCACGGTGTCACTAAGGTTCAAGAAGTTGCTAAGGAAGCCGCAAAATGAAAGATATACTCATTATGGTTGGGATCAAAGTTGCTGTTATCGGTCTAGCCGTTTCGTGTGTGTTGCTGTCTGGTTGCAGTACTGTAGCCGGTGCCGGTAAGGACATCACAGGTGCGGCCGAATGGACCAAAGACAAGATGAGTGGTAAAAAGGATTAAGCCAATTTTTGGCAAAAGAGTTTCATATTTAGGTTGACCGTTAATTTGAATTAATCTATAATATGAAATATGTTGGAGTGTGTCCAGCATAAATTTGTAACTTAACTAAACGGAGTGTTTTAAAATGGATAAGCAATTTAAAGTTGGTGGTGTTTCTAAGACTAAAGGTCAATACAAGGTGCGTTTTGCATCTGACATGACTCGTGTCAAAATCTTGGCTAAGACTGATAGCGATATCAATCTTGTGGAATTGCCTAGTGCAATGACTAAGCCTGAGTTGGTGACTTTCTTGAAGTCCACTGACTTGTATGCTAATGCCAATTTCCGTGCCGCAATTGATGCGGCTGACGCCAAGTACAACGGCGTGGGAGTTGTTAAAGCTAAAGGTGCTAAGGTTAAGCCTTCGCTTGAGGCTATTAAAGCTCGTGCTACTAAGTCTTCTAAAGAAGAAGTTGCTGAGTAATAATGTTGCTGGGGGGTAAAACCCCCGGCAATATTGGTAAGTGTTTGAGATGGAAACATAGGTATCGTTAGTAGACGTACTGACTATACGGGCCTAACTGGCGTGGAACAGGTCCTGATATAACTAGCCATACGCTGTTGCCGGGAAGCACCCGACGCATAAATTGGCACTCAAACATTTTCCAATATTGCTGTAAATATTAAGTGAGAAGGGACAAGTGCGTTCCTGTAGAGGCGGTAACGCTCACTTGAAAAACTCTCTACAAAACCCGCAAGTGAATCGTGGTGTCACTTCCCAAAACCACCCACGACGAATACGTTGTAAAGGACCCGCCCGGGTAACGCTGGGCTAGTGTGACCCGCATGAAGGAGAAACGGTGGTCGTGCCCCGTGGGTGGTAGTCTTTAAACCGAAAGGCCGCTGGCAATGCGAGAACGGAACCCGTCGGGAAGTGGGTGGAAGCCGTGTGTGATGAAAGACTAATTGGGGTAACCTGACCAAATTTCTGATGCGGTATAATTACCACCGGGGTTCGCAGAGCATACTAAATACTATTACTATGGAACACAAGAAGAAGCCCGTAGAAGGATATTACTACTCCGAACAAGAGTGGGATAGACTAGGCTGTGGTCCATTACCACCAGAACGTAATAGAGAGATACAAGATCAAGAAAAGCGACAAGCACATCAACGTGCCGCCGGTCGCGGTAATCCAAAAATAGATAACAATGTAGTAAAAGGTTATAATTAATGTCTTTCTTCGGATGGTTAAGTATTCTCGTTATAGGTTCCGTGGTAGTCTATCTGATGATAGAAGCCAAAGACTGGTTTGACAAGTAAACCACATTAGGAAACATAATGATTTTTGAAATACACGGAGAAAAAAGCTCCACGGATAAAGCTGTCTTTTACTACGACAATATGTCTAATACATTAACCACAAGCGATGGTACTGTATTTGAATTTGGCAACGCCGATAAAAATTTAACCGACTCATTCACACCATATACATCATTTGACATCGACACACCGATGTTAAAATCTCGAGACATTACACATCTTAAAATCCAAATGGGTTTGAGCTGTAACTATTCTTGTGACTATTGCTCACAAAAGTTTGTTGAGCGGGCACCAGAAACTAACATGAAAGACATTGATGCTTTCATGCAAAAACTAGAAAATTTAAACTTCGATGAACAGCGAGGACTCAAGGTAGAGTTCTGTGGCGGCGAGCCATTTGTTTATTGGAAAACAATGAAGCCACTGGCTGAAACAATTTATAAAAAATTTAGCCACTGGAAAACAAAACCTAGGTTTAGTGTTATTACCAACGGATCAATTCTAACAGACGAAATGATTGATTGGTTAATGCAGTATAACTTCACTGTTGCTATTAGTCATGACGGTCCGGGACAAAGTGTGCGAGGACCAGATCCTTTTGATGATCCAGAACAAAAAGAACGTATACTTGGGTTTTATCGTATGATGACCCGATTGAAACAAGGATTTAGTTTCAATGCTATGCTTAACAGCAAGAACAGATCACGCAAAGAAATTTACGATTGGTTTGTTGATCTAACTGGTGATGAAAATGTACAGTTAGGCGAAGGCGGTATTGTCGATGCCTATGACGAAGAAGGTATTGTTAACAGCTTAATAACTAAACAAGATCACTTTGAATTTAGACGTCAAGCATTTGCCGACATCTGGACTACAGATGGTAAGATTGGTTTCCTAGGCCAAATTCAAAAGATTGGTGGCTTTGCACAGAACTTACTGAACCGTGTTGATGCTAAATTTGTAGGACAAAAATGCGGTATGGATGATGAGAATACCATTGCTGTAGACTTGCGAGGCAATGTATTAACTTGCCAAAACGTAAGTGCGTTAGAAATGTCTAAGAATGGTGAGCCACACCTAGGCGGTACACTAGATAAATTTGATGAAGTTAAACTTACATCAGTAACACATTGGTCTAAGCGTAAAGAATGCCCTGAGTGTCCTGTGCTACATTTATGTAAAGGTGCTTGTATGTTCCTGGACAAAAAGTTCTGGGATATCAGTTGTGCCAATGCCTACTCCGACAACGTGGCCATGTTTGCTTTAGCTATTGCTGAAGTTACTGGGGGTTATATCCCTACATTAATTAAGAGCGATACATTGCCCATAGATCGTCAAGACATATTTGGTACTATTTTTGAACACAAAGAAGAACCAACAAAACGCATTATTCCAATTAAAGTAGTACACGAAACAATAGGCGAAATTGACGGGGTTACAGTCTACGGTAAATCACAGCTTGCTGATGCATAAATATAAGAAAAGGGGCAAGTGTGACGCTACAAACATCTGGACAAATTGCAGTCAGCGACGTTAACCAAGAAATTGGACAGGCCGCAAACTATTCTGCAGATTTAAACTTTCTCAACGGACTGATTAAGTCAAATATCAGACCTACAAGTCCAAACATGGGTTCGTTCTACGGCCTAACATACTTTAAAAATAACAACCAAGGCAATTGCAATAACGGCAATAACGGCGCATACGGTAATTGTAACTGCGGCCAATGTAACTGTAACACAGCAAATTGTACAGCGATTAATTGCGCCAACTGCGATGCTCAAAACTGGCTACAGGCAAACTGTAATTGTGCTTGTACTTACAACTGCGATACAGTAAATTGCTTTACACACGATTGTAACTGCTCTAAGATTATCTGTACAAAACTACACAGTCTTGGACTACTACCAACTGAAATCTTCTTAGCTGATCAAGAGTTTGGTGCTAAACTAATTAAAGAACGCCCGGATATCTACAACGGATATCGTGCTTGGGCTGAAATTGTAGTTGACTGGATGGATGGCAGTGGTCCTAATATCTTACCGTGGTTGCCAGAATCTCGTAGTCAACAAATTCTTAAAGATTGGGCTATTGCTTGGGCCAAGGATATTGCTACACCGTGGGCAGAAGAAATGGCCTATAGTATGGGCAAAACTGACCAAGGATCTATTACAGGTAAAATGTTAACTGCCGCTGGCATACCTATTTGTAAAGCAGTTGGACTATGGCAACGTTTAGTTGGTCCTAGTACTAAGCCAGCCGGGTTTATCAAAGGCATTTCATTGGTAGCTGTATTTGTTGCATTCAGAGGTATCGTTGCTGTTGGTCAACTATTTGAAACATTAAAATTTAAAGGTGTAACAGCATGAGCGAAGAGAATATTACAATTACAAACGAAAACGGTGAAGTTGTAGTTTACAACAAAGATCACCTGCACGACTTTTTCAACAATCAAATGTATCAACGTATTATGGCCTTGAGCGAAACAGACAAAGCCAGATACTTTCAAATGATGACTGAATATCATGATATTGTTGAAGCAATTATTCCGCCTGAAGCACGTATGTTGCTTGGGCAGACTGCATTGCTTAAATCTGCATCCGAGGGACAAGATGATGGTTTACCTTGGGTTGAAAAAGATACAGAGTCAAATGCTCTATTACAACAATACAATGAATGGAAAAGTCAACAAGGGAATTAAATTACTCCTGGTACGATATTAATGCTAACTCAGAACACGCATTACTTGACGATTTTAAATTTCCCCCAGAACCGTTAGTTCAAAAGAGTTGGCGTTATTCAGCCGACCAAATTTTCAAACAAGAGTGGATTGACCAATTTGAAGATAAAGGAATTTATCTCAAAGGGTTGATCATGTTGTTTTACAAAGCACCGTATTTAAAATCCAACAGAGCCCATTGGGATATAGATTCCATTGGTACTACAACGTGGGCAATGAACTGGACATTTAATAATACAACATCCTACATGACATGGTATGATGATCCCGGCAAAGATGTTGATGAATATCATCCCGACCTTAACGACTACGGCTATCGCGAGTGGGATACTAGACAGCTAGTTGAAATAGATAGAAAACAAATAAACTCGGGAATGGTATTGTGTCGTACAGACAAACCACACGCCATTGAATGTGGTAGTGAAGGTCGTTGGGCAATTAGTGTACGAGCATGGTTAGGCCCACGCTTGCCTGATATGCCTAAATGGGAAACAGTAGTAGACAAATTTAAACAATTAAATTTAATAGTGGACAGATAGTATGGACGATAAAGAAAGATACCACTGGTATCAAAACGCACAAAACTTATTTTGGAAAAGCCCAATATGGGAAGTACAAACACGATTTGATGAAGAGTTCAATACTGCCTTGCTTGACGAAATATACAGTATAGGCAAAGACATTGTATTGGGCCTTGACCGTAAGCCCGGTGATAGTATTTGGGATTATAGTCGTCCTAACTTAGACATACTTAAACAAGAAATCGTTGATATTGTTACTAAAACAATCACTAGAGAAGTACCCGAGATTAGGTTGCTTAACCTCAAAGGGTGCGAGCATTTTATGGGCTGGGTTAATGTGCGTGAGCCCGGTGAATCATTGGAAGTACACGGACACACAGAATCTGCCATTGCGGCTACATACTATATCCAAGCAAAAGAAGGCTGTGGCGATTTAGTATGCTATGACACAGCAGGAGCAATCAATTGGGATCGCAATACTGTTAGTGGCAGTCCCTATGTGCGTGAGCGTAGATTTAAACCAGTAGAAGGTAGACTAATATTTTTCCCTAGCTATGTACTACACGGCGTAGACCAAAACAAATCCTCGGACCTACGCATTAGCCTAAGCACAGATTTACGTAAGGTAGTTGATCCTAACTATGAAAATACTGTAATTCTAAAGTCCTGGGCTGGACGCATGAGCAAAATTAAAGAGTGGAAATAATGTTTGTACGTCTTAACAGCACCTTTGAAAAACCACTGTACACAGTAACACAGGGGCTAAAGACATTCACAGGCGTTGACAACCAAGGCATTGACTATAAAAAGATATGGTCGCCCGACGCCGAAAAACTCTACAGCGTATTGCCTAAACGTTATTGGTCTGATTTTCATTTAACTGTTATGACTATCAATCGCCCAATACCTCCACATACAGATACAGAAATTATTACTACTATCAATTTTTATATTGAAACCAGCGGAGCTAAAACTGTATTTTATCGACCTACAGTAGATAATCCAAGGACCTTGCAAATAGAAAATCAAATTGATGGTCACATTTATTTTGAAGATGAGCTTGAAGAAGTAGATAGTTTTGTAGCACAGGACTTTGAAATATGGTGCTTGAACGTTAAGAAAATACACAGCGTACAAGGTACCATCGGTCTGCGTAAGGCAGTAACCTTAGGTACATTTATACATCCTTATGACAATGTTGTTGAAATGCTTAAAGAGACCGGCAATGTGGTTTAAGTCTCGCGACATTACTGTCGTGGGTGTGCCGATTACTCAAGAATCTGCTACCAAAGAGTTTTATACATTCTTTGATCAAAAGATTACTTGTGTTGTAGCATCGGCATCTTATCCCGACTATTACGGTTATCGGTATATTAAAGAACGTGGACACAAGATAATTACATTAAATGCCTGGGTAGAAAATAACAAAAGGATCGATGGATTTAGTGTTGCCAAGAAGGTCATTGATGTTATTAAATCACTACCCCGAGATTCTAAGTATGCGTATCTAGCACCAGGCAGTCCTTATTATTTTGACAGCGTTTGTAAAAAATTAACAAAACGATATCCAGTAATTGACACTAAGTCTTCGGGAGAATTATGTTATGAAGCGTTGGGTATTGCAAAGCCAATGAACATTGTAGAGATTGTAGACGTTAACAATTTTGAATTAAAATCGGATGCAGTTAATGTACTTGCTTGTGTAGGGCGTGGATACTCACAGTTCTATAACCAAACACAGCTATTGGAAAAACTATCCGAAGATATGATTGCATATTCTGTCGAAATAGGTTATACTAATAAGATTGAACAAATAGACATTCCGAGACTAAGACAAATAATTGAATCTGGGTCTGACTATTTTAATTATAAGACGCTATGTTTGCTCGCTTAACAAATCGATTTGAAACACCTTTGTACACTAACATCAGTGGACTAGAGTCTTTTGCTGGCCTAGACGGTAAGGGTGTATATCATAATAAAATTTGGAGCCCGGACATAGACGCAATTTATTCTGTGGTACCTAAACAGTATAAAGATGATTTTTATCTAACGCTGATGACTATTAATTCTGTACTGTTACCGCACGTTGATAATGATTTAGTAACTACAATTAATTTTTACATTAAGACTACAAAGTGTCGCACGGTATTTTATCGTGCCAAAGACAATTCAACTTATCATCAATTAGAAAATGTAATTACCCGTCCTAAAAGTCGTCTTGAAGAAGACCAAGAAGTTGCTTATGTAAAAGCCGTATACGATTTAGATGATGTAGAAGAAATAGATAGTTTTATTGCCGAAGAAGGCGAGGCTTGGTTACTAGATGTATCGCAAATACACAACGTGATCCCGGTAGAAGAATTTGCTGTTAGAAAAGCTATAGCTCTCAGAACAAAAAAGTATACATATAATGATGTATACCAAATGCTCAAAGAAACAAATAACATTTAAGGAATAATATGTGGTACGAAAAATTAGACGTTCAATTTGATATTGATAAACTTCGCAAAGAAGTTCGCGAAAGTGTATTTACATTGGGCAACCAAGTAATCCAAGGCGAAGAATTTGAAACACCACAGTATCACGGATTTGGCGGGTGGAGTTTGTTAAGCCGTAGTGCAGACTGGCAAGATGGTTGGGAAGCAATACAAACAGAAGCCGGTACGTCACTTGAATCATTTTTACCTACAACAGAACTAATATACAAGTCCTTTAAACATTTTAATATTTCCCACAGTTTAGAACACGACAAGCCCACACAGGCCTATGTAGGCGAAATTAAAAAAATAATTGATCATTTAATGGAGTTGGGTTTTTATCCTAGACGTGCCAGGATTACCTGCTTACAAGCACATTGTAAAAGCCTAGTACACAAAGACGCAGACACAACTGAGTATATGGCTAGACTACATATTCCATTGTGGACTAACGACCAATGCGTACACATCTGTGATGGGGATCGTCTGTACATGGAAGCCGATGGTCGTCCATACATTATTTGGACTAACCTATGGCACCAAATTCGCAATGACTCAGATGAAGATCGTTATCATATTATCATGGACGTTTACGATACTAAAAAGATTACCAACAACTTTAAGTATGAAGGCGACTTTGAAGCACTACAAAATTTTGTTAGATATCAACGTGAACAAATTGATGCAGTTGAATTAACTGATGATGATCGTGAGTTTTTTGAAGCACTAAAACAGCGTTACATTAATAAGAACAAATGACACACGGAATAATCTTCACTGGCATGGATAAAACCAAGACCTTAACTAGGCCTGCCGGTGCAACTAGAATTAGGACATTCTTGGAACCACATGGGTTCAACATTGAAGTAGTTGATTACTTTAGTCATTTTTCTATAGACGAATTAAAACAAGTATGTGCAAAGTATATCACAAAAGATACTTTGTTTGTTGGCATTAGCATTACATTCTTGTACGACTTTGAAAAAATTAATACCTTATTCAAACATGTCAAAGAAACCTATCCCGGAGTACAAACACTCATTGGCGGTAACGAATCTGCACTGGCTGGATTAGATACAGCTCTAGTAGATAGAATTATCTGGGGCTACGCCGAAGAAGCAGTATTACATTACTTAAAATACATTACGGGTAAACGATTAGACAACCTACAATGGGTACCATATAGAGAAACCCTGGCAGTTAATGCTGAAGAATTTTACAAGAATGATGACACTGATTTAACAATCAAATGGTTGCCCGAAGATCAAATTAAATTTAACTTCTTGCCTGTTGAAATTAGTCGTGGCTGTATATTTAGATGTACCTTTTGCCAATTTCCTTTGCTTGGTAAAAAGAAAAATGACTACATACGACACAAAGGAAATTTAGCCGATGAATTCAAACGCAATTACGAAATGTGGGGTATCACTAACTACACATTCCAAGACGATACATTTAACGACAACATAGTTAAACTAGAATACGTTGCCGAAGCTATTGCACAAAGCGGAGTTCAACTAACTTACTCGGCATTCTTACGTGCAGACTTAATGGCCAGATATCCTGAAACAATATCAATGTTGGCCGACACAGGACTTATTGCCGGTACCTTTGGGATAGAATCATTCCATCCTGAGGCTAAAAAAGCCATTGGCAAGGGCATGGATACTGAACGTCAACTTGACGCTGTTAGACAACTAAAAAAGAATCGCGACATCTATACATACACAGGAATGATTGTAGGACTGCCCGGCGAATCATTAAAAAGCATACTTGATAGCCAGCAATGGTTTATCGACCAGAACTTTGAAGTATTTGATAAATGGGAATGGTTTGGATTGGTGTTGCGTAAAAATGCAATGACTAGATTAAGTGAGTTTGAGAAGAACTATGAAAAATGGGACTACACTACAAAAGATGCAGAAACTGTAGACAAAGGCACATTTAAAAAAGACATCGACATTGTAAACTGGAAAAACAAATTTATGGATGTAGATACAGCATTGGCCATCGCAAAACAGTTAAACAAAGAAACAGATCAGTACAGAAAGAAGTTTGGCAAAGTTATACACAACTGGAATGATGGTGTAACTGCTATGTGGGAAGTGTCGGAAATAGTTGGATTAGGAATCGATATCAAAGATGTTATAAATGGAACTTTTGATAAAACATTATTTGGTAACAAAATCAAAGAAGTGTATGCGGCCATAGAAACTTACAAAAAATCCAAATTAACCCCGTTTGACACGCTAGTCAAATAAGTATATAATGTAAGTTATTGTTGTATGAAGTGAGCCGAAAGGCATTCTGGACGCGGGTTCGACTCCCGCCAGGTCCACCATAAGGAAGTTTGATGCGTATCACTGAAATTGCTAATCCGAAACTAAGTTTCAAAACAACAAAAGGTAGTAATACTATTGGCGTTGAAATAAGTGTAGATGGGCAATATGCAGGAACATTTCAATATGATGCAGTTAGTGGAAGAAGTTTAGTAGAATTAGAGCCAACCTTTCAAGGCAAGGGATTAGGTAAAATTCTAATACTAAAAGGAATCTATACTGCCATCATGTCAGGATTAGACTATGTAGAAGATGAGTCACGCACCCAAGCATTTGACAATGCTATGGACAGTTTGGCTGATGCTGGATACATAGTCAACGATGATGAGTATTGGTATGTAACCGGCGAAGGTGAGCAGTATCTCAAACAAGTTTCTTTATGATGGGCCTGCTATGGTTTCGACAGGGTGATAAGTAGACAAGCAGACAACACGGGAATGTGAAACCCGTTAGGATTGAGGTAACTGTAGTCGCTATGCCCATAGCATAGAAAGACGTAGCTCGGTCGCAGAAGCAAAAAACGTAAACGCAAACGACGAACAGTTCGCATTAGCGGCCTAACAGCCACTTAGGGTTTTGATAGGTTTTCCTCGTAACAGAATAAACCTATCATTATGTTAATCTATTAGAATGAATATTCAATGACCCATTACCTATGCAATGGTAAGATTTTTTACAACGTGTATGTTGCGTTATACGAATCTTTTACCTCAAACCGACCTGTTGAGCTTTACTGCTTAGACGCAGAAAATGACCGACTAGATTGGACTCAAGAACCCACAGCTAGTTTTGATGAACTCATGGGAATCCATGCCCGCAATTTACGAAACAAGTACGAGCGGCTGATCTTTATGTGGTCCGGTGGCACAGACAGCCACACTATGTATAACATCTTCAAAGCCAATAACATTCACATTGATGAAATTATTATCAAGTATAGCCAAGACATTGCTGGAGACCCGTACCCCGAGTGGCATGTACAATGGATGATAGACAACTGCTACGATAAGTCTACAGTAATCACTCCGTGGAACGAATACGATTCAAATATTCGCAAGTTGGTAGTCCGTGACGAAAACTGGATCTTTGAAACCAGCGGCGATTTATTAAAATACGGACAGTCGGCAATGAGCGATGCCACCATAGAACATTGTGAACGCAATCATAACGGTTACCGTTGGGGTATTACATTGGGATTAGAAAAGCCGACAATTTTCCATGAGAATGGACAATGGGTTACATGCCAAACTGACAGAAATATACGTACAACAATGGGACATCCTAATGTAGAATGTTTTTTTCTTGATCCATTAGTTAACTTAAAACAAAGTCATATGGCTAAAAATGCCTTGAAGCGATTACACAAATCAGGAGTTTATGACAATTTTAGTCAAACTTGGGTTGCCAGAGATGCCAGCCCGTTTAGTTATACAGCCTGGTCTCGACTAGTAGGTCGGCATCCTGAATTGACCAAAGGTGCCAGCTTTAATCAAAAAACAGCCAACGGACGTATATACCGTACTCAATTTGATCCTGATGCCAACTTTGAAGATTTTGCTAACCTAACTGGTGAACCTATGTTGGCCGCAAAATTAAAACTCGGTGACCCGACAGCAATAAATTATGTTAAAGGGTTTTATAACCTACGCGGAGACAAACCATTCTTCAATTGGCTTAACGAAAACGCATTAGGCCGTACACACGCACTACTAAACATCAAGGACATATACTCTAAGAAATACAGTCTAGGAGAATAACGTGCTAGAAAAACTATACAACGCAATCATTGAAATTTTTAAAAATAAGGACCATTCAAATCATGTTTAAACGACTTTTTATCACAGCCGTACTATCAATGTTATCTTTTTCAGCTCTAGCTGATTTTGATCCAACAAAAAAACCAATTGAAATTGTGGTAGGGTTTGCACCAGGCGGAAACACAGACCGACTTGCTCGTATTGTTGAAGAAATTATTAACAATCACGGCTGGCGAGCTACAGTTGTAAACAAGCCCGGTGCTGATACTGTGATTGCCGCCAACTATGTGGCCAAGGCCAATCCAGACGGACACACAGTATTCATGGTCAGTCAAGGTACCTTGGACAGTAATATTGTTTTCAAGACTGCACAAGAAAATATAGAATATACACCGGCCAGTTTCTCTCCAATTATCCCAATGGGTATTGCCACATTTATTCTTGCTGTTCCTGCAAACAGTCCTGTTAACAACTATGAAGAACTCAAGGACTATGTACGCAAAAATCCCAACAAATTCAACATAGCACACTGGTCCAATCACAATGCCAACTTGTTTACATACTGGGCCAAATTGGAAAAATTACCAGCACCACAGATTATCAACTACAAAGGTGGCGGCCCAGCACTGATTGATTTGATGGCCGGCAATGTGGATTTTTCAATTGATTCACTGGGTACACTAAAGCCACAATGGCAGGCTGGAAAAATTAAATTTATTGCCGCACTGACTCCCGAAGGAAGCCATACGGTCAACGAATTAAATCCTTCTGTTAAATTACCAGCGTTATCCAAGAAGCACCCCGAATTAGACATGAACATTTGGTATGGACTATTTGCGCCGGCTGGTACTGATTTAGCAACTGTGGCTAGAATACATCTCGTGGTTGAGGAAGGGTTGAAAAATCCTGTATACGCAGAAAGACTCAAAACATCGGGCGTTATAAACGCCGGTGGCTCGTTTGAGGATTTGCGTACAATACAGAATAAGACATTTAAAATATTAGAAAAAACCAAGAAAAACGTACAATAATATTGTTGCGAAAAACCCACACTTTAAAGCCCCGTAAAAGGGGCTTTTTTATACCTAAAATTTTGGTTTACCCTAAATTCCCAAAATGCTATAATATGGGTATAGTAAGTAAAAAGGAGCTGAAAATGAGTTTTTACATTGTTTCTAAGGGTACTGGTCTTATTGTTACAGACGGCCCAAACAAGACTCGTGCATACAAGACTTGGGGTGCCGCAAAGGCTACAGTAACCCGTTTGATTAATAAAGCAGGTTGGAGTGCTAACCAACTTCAAATTATTACTCGTGACAGTTATAAACCCCGTATGGTTACCCGTACTAACCTAATGACGGGCAAGACATTTGAGGAAGATGTTAATACCCCAAATTGTTGCAGTCCTGCAAGTGAAACATATTGGTCCATGTAAGATTTCGGTAGACCCGAAATTCCCAAAATGTTATACTATGTGTATCGTAATTAAAAGGAGCCTGTGATGGATTACACTAAAGATCAAGTTGTTGCTATTGTAGCCGAAGCTAAACAAGCCGCTCGCGAAGCCGCTGAAAAGTTTTTCCAAGAACGTTTGGGCGGTCAAGATCAGTTTGCTTGTGGCTTTGCCTGGGTTGAAATTTTTGGCGTCAAAGGTAATACCAAATTGGGCAAGACGCTCAAGGCCGCAGGTTTGGAGCAGAACTATAACAAGGCCTTCAGTATTTGGAACCCTAGCGATTTGCATTGCCAAAACATTGACACCAAAGAAGAAGGTGCTCGTGCCGCGGCAAAGGTTTTTGAGAAATATGGTTTCCGTGCATACGCTGGTAGCCGTTTAGACTAATGAAGTTCTACAAAGAAACAACCGCAGATTGGGCAAGCCCTACGCCCAATCACATTTATCTACTAACCACAGATAAAAGTAAGATGTACGGTTACCTTAAGGCAGGTACAGAAGAAGTAACAGTATTCAAGAAGCCGTACACGTTTGATGCACGTCGTAGAACATTTCGTGAAGTGCGTGAGTTAGGTGAAGTAAGTTTAGACGATGTAAAAACTGAAAAGTGGGAATTTACTGGTTCTAAAGGTGATGTGTATGTTGTTGAAAAAATCGACAATATGCTAAAATGTAGCTGTCCCGGATATACATTCCGTGGCGATTGTAAACATGTTAAGGAGATTGCATAATGGGTACTCGTTCAACTATTGCTGTAAAACACGGTGATCGCATTAAGGCAGTTTATTGCCATTGGGATGGTTATATTGAACATAACGGTGCTATCTTGCTTGAGCACTATAACAGCGCCAAGGCCAACAACCTGGTAGCACTAGGTGACATCAGTAGCCTTCGTGAAGAAATTGGTCTGCAACATTCATTCGATCTACGTGCTGTAGAGGGCAGTGAAGAAGCCACCTGGACTACATTTTACGGCCGTGACCGCGGCGAAGAAGGTACTGAGTTTAAGAGCTTTGGTAGCGAAGCGGAATGGATGGACTATTACGATGGCTCGGGCGCCGAATTCTACTACATTATGGATTCAGGTGTTTGGTATGTGAGTGCATATCGTAAAGAGTTTACGCCTTTGCACGAAGCTGTAATTAAGTCAACACAGGAGACTGCATAATGCCTAATTGGTGCGGTAATACGCTAACTCTTACACACGACGATCCTGCAATGATTGTTCGTGCTAAAGCGGCATTTGCCGAAGGTAAGTTCTTAAACGAGTTTATCCCCAACCCAACTGGTGAATGGGACTATGACTGGTCTGTGGCCAATTGGGGCACTAAGTGGGACGTGGGCGATGGTAACGGTATCCAAACTTGGGACGATAACGAAATTGTTTTTTACTTTGACTCTGCATGGTCGCCGCCCATTGCGGCCTATGAGAAATTTATTGACTTAGGCTTTACAGTTTATGCAACATATTATGAGTCTGGTTCGGCATTTGCTGGCGTGTGGGAAAACGGAAGCGACGACTATTACGACTTATCCAGCATGAGCTCTAGTGATGTAGTACAACAATTACCGCAAGAATTAGATGACGCATACTGCATCAGTGAGTCAATGGCTGAATGGGAAGCTGAAAACGAAGACGAAGTTACTACATGGTACAAAGAAGGTGTAGAAGAAACTGGACTTACACCGCACAATCCCCCTGAGGAGAAATAATGGACTATCGTTGGATTGGTTGGTGCAAAGAAGACAACCACGACAAAGTGTGGATTGTACTTGAACTAGGTAAGAATAACTACACTACCGTTTGGGGTAGACGTGGTAAGAAATTGCAAACCAAAGCATTCACCGGAACTTCACGAGACCTTGATAAGTTGATTTATAAAAAATCCGATAAAGGATATCGTAAAGTAGACAAAAATAATTTGGACCAAGTCTATCCAGAGTTTGAAAAAGATTTGGAACAAACCACAATGTGGGCCATGCTATCTGCTTGACCCGTATTGTTCATAATGCTATAATAACTGTATATTAATTAGGAGCTCCAATGCTGAAACCCTGGGAAGTTGTACAAGAACTTGAAAGCGATAACAGTCGCTTGTTCAAAGAATCTGTTGTTGAGCGTGAAGCTCAAGCCAACAATGTTGAGTTCTTCCGCGGTGCCCGTGCCGCATTGGACTCTATGATTACTTTTGGTATTAAACAAGTAGAAGAAAAGTCCGGCAACGGTAAAGGTATTAGTCCCGATAACTTTTGGCGTATTGCTGAACAATTGAGCAAGCGTGAACTTACCGGCGATGCGGCTCGTACTGCTGTAAACTTTTTGCGTCTAAATGCTCGTGAGGACGAATGGAATAAGTGGTACAGACTTATTCTTATTAAAGACCTACGTTGTGGTGTAAGTGAAAAAACCATTAACAAGATGGTGGAGAAAATCAATGCAAATTTTGTTATTCCTGTCTTTAGTTGCCAGCTTGCACATGATAGTGCAAATCATGAAAGTAAAGTACAAGGATCCAGATTGGTGGAAGTTAAACTTGATGGGGTACGGGTTATCACTATCGTTTTTCCTAGTGGCCATGTTGATCAGTATAGTCGAAATGGTAAGGAACTGGTAAACTTTCCGCACATCAAAGATCAGTTTGCACGTCATGCCAAATACTTGCAAGAGCCAATGGTATTTGACGGCGAAGTAATGTCTAGCAGTTTCCAAGACCTTATGCGTCAGGTGCATCGTAAGAGTGATGTCAATGCCAATGATGCTGTACTTAATTTGTTTGATATCATTACTTTGCGTGAGTTTAAAGAAGGCATTGGTCATGTTAGCCAGCGTGAACGTAGTAATGCACTAAAGATTTGGTATGACCCCCTTAAAGAGTTTATGCCCAACGTCAGTGTGCTGGGACAAGAACTTGTTGACCTTGACACTATTAAAGGCCAAGAACGATTTAAAATGATTAACGCACAGGCAGTTGCCGGTGGCTACGAAGGTATTATGATCAAAGATCCTGATGCTATTTACGAATGTAAGCGTAGCGTGGCATGGCTTAAACTTAAACCCTTTATTGAAGTTTCACTAACTGTAGTAGGCACTGAAGAAGGTACAGGTAAGAACGTAGGCCGACTGGGTGCATTAATTGTCGAAGGAATGGATGATGGTAAACTTATTCGCACCAATGTCGGAAGCGGACTTACAGATGATAATCGCATTACTTATTGGGCCAGTCGGGATAACCTTGTTGGTAATATTGTCGAAGTACGTGCAGACGCTGTTACACAAAACCAAGACGGATCGTACAGTCTAAGGTTCCCCCGCTTTAAAGGCTTCCGTGGATTTGAAGCAGGCGAAAAGATTTGATTAAAAAAATCTTAGAGCATCATATTTGGTACCCACTTGCACTAATGTGGGTATGTATTATGTCATTTGGCCTCGGCCTATTGATTGGACTCGTTGTATGATTGACTGTGTTTTTTGTGTTGCAATAACGGTATTGTTGTTTATACATTTAACCAGCAGTAATGTACCAGTAATTTAAGGACTATTATGTACCCTGAAGAAAGAATTTATCTGTCAAAGCGTAACCTACTTACCCTATTGGCTAAGCTAGAACGATTTGAAGAAGGTGAAGAAACTAAGTGTGCTATTATTAAGTATGCTAATCCACTTGACCCATATTGCAATACAATGGATCAAATTATGGTGGTTGCAATTCCTGATGAAAAGTTTTATACTAATAGAGAGCCGGGTAGAATGCACTCAAAAGATGAAGAAAGGATTCGCAATGTCGTATGATCCACGTGCTGTAAAAATTTCAAAATCAGTTAAACGTATTGCGGCAACAATTATGAACCCGCAACATCGACGTCAGTTTATCAAGGACCATGTTAGAGTTGAAGAACTTGCGGCCCGTGTTAAAGGAAGTCGTAGTCGCGGCAAGGAAGAATAATGACATACGGTATCAGATACAACGAGCCTGCTGATTTTTTAGATCTAGATTCTAGAAATAGAGAACTGCGTCATTTGCTACACGAACACGACTGCGAAGTAACATTTACTAAAGTAGATGGTACTGTACGCACTATGCCCTGCACTCTACGTGAAGCGGCAATGCCACAGCGTGATGCCAACGAGTTTCACCAAACTCGTTTATACAAGCCCGAAACTTTAAGTGTGTTTTGCCTGGATAAAAACGAATGGCGTAGCTTTCGAGTCGCCAATGTACTAGAGATAAAGGTTATTGATGGAAAATAATGAACGAGCATGGACTGTTACAGTCGAAGAAGATCCCGAAACTGGAGATCTAATTTTGCCATTGCCGGACGATGTTTTAATTCATGCTGGTTGGCGTGAAGGCGATACTCTGCTTTGGCAAGTAGAACAAGGTCGTATTGTAGTTAGTAAAGTAATTGATTAATGCAAGAGCAACAAGATTTATTTAAAGATCTAAGTAACTGTCAATGGTTTTTAGATAAAATAAGATCCAGCGAAACCTACGCACAGAACGTATATGCGTCCATGTGCAACATACGCTGGCAAAAAGCTGAAGTGTGGCCAGTACTTAAAGATGACTACTGGTCATGTAGTTGGCGTAGTGCTGGTGGTATTGTGGCACAATTTCAGGGCCGTGGAGGAGACTACATGGATTGGTACTGCTCGGGAATGGGCAGTGGATTAGGCAATGGTGATGAAAGTGGCACCAAGGGCTATGTGGGCGAAGGAACTGTAACAGATGAAATACTTAAAGATTTTGCAACTCTGGGTTGGCATCCAAGTGAGTGGCCTAAGGATGAGGATTAAACGTATGCGATCAAACGATGTTGAAAAAATGATGGTTGGCAGTATCAAAGAGTTACTACAAGATTCAAAGTATTTTTATCATTCAAATGTGGGTCATGATTATTGTCATTTAACTGATCAAGGCAAAGAAGCTGTATTAGATCTAGTTAATATTTTTGGCGGCCGCTTTATTAAAGCAATGGCCGACGAAGATGTTGAACGTAGCAAACGACTGGTACTAGAAGAACTTAAAAAGTAATGGGCCAGGTATTTAAACACGCAGAACAATACCTAGATCAATTAACCAAAGGCGTCTGGGTAGAGATTGGCACAGGACGGTCAGGTGATGACGGCAGTACACAAGTGCTGGCCAAATGGGGCGAAATGCGTGGAAGGTTTTTGACTACAGTCGATGTTGACCCACATCACTGTGATATCATTCGCTTGTTAGACTTGCCCACAGTTGATGTTGTAAACAGCACAGGCGAAGACTTCTTACAGCAGTTTCCTGCACACATTGGTTTTATTAGTCTATTGTACTTAGACAATTTTGATTGGGATTGGCACCCAGACAAAAAAATTGATTTCATTGAAGAACAAAAACAACGTTATTCTGAACTGGGTTTAGAAATGAATAATGTTAATAGCCAACGTGCCCATTTGCGGCAGGCCGAGTTGGCCTTGAAGGCCTTGGCTCCTGTAAGTATTGTCATATGCGATGATACTTGGTACAATCCTTATTTTGGGCACTACACAGGAAAGTCGGGTGCGGCAGTTCCGTTTTTACTGAATCACGGGTTTGAAGTATTGTTTACACACGAAGCACCCATTTATGGTACAATTCTGGGTAAAGGTATTAAGGTTCGGTAAAAATAGTTGTTGCACAATGCAAAAAATTCGTGCATAATACGTAAATGCTGTTGATGACAGCGTATTAACTTAAAAGGAGACATCATGTCTATTTCTGTAAAACTAAAGAAGTTTGATCTTAAAACTAAGCAAGGTAAATTGTTCCAGGCATTGGTAATCAATCGCGAAACTTTGAGCCCAGCTCAAATTTCTAAGCGTTTTGGTATCAAGAACCCAACCGCTACTATTAGCGACATCCGTGCCCGTGGTTATGCTATCTATGGCAACCAACGTACTGCTGGCAATGGCGTTAAAGTAACTGAGTATCGCCATGGTGAAGCTAGCCGTAAAATGGTTGCTATCGCTTACAAAGCAATGGCAGCTGGCCTAGTAGCCTAATCAGTTTAAATACTGTCAAAAAGGCGCCTAGTGCGCCTTTTTTGTTTTGCATGGCTTAAATAGTATTATGCCACGCAAAGTTTTTAACTTAGAGCGAGATATACGGGGTACGGACTGGATAACAACAAAAGTTCGTAAGCGTGAAATTTACGCTCAAAATTTGTATGCGGCATTGTGTAACAACTCTTACGTACCCAAAGATGTCTGGGGAATACTCAAAAACATTACGTGGGACTGTAATTGGCGTTATGCGGCAGATCTAGTTTCTGAAATTCGAGAAGACGAAAGTTACATAGATTGGTACTGCTCAGGTACCGGATTCAAAGGCATAGACTTTGCAGGTTTTGTTGAAGAAAGTTACGTTACCGAAGAAATCGAAACTGATTTTGGACAAATTGGATGGTTGCTAACAACTAGAAGATTTGTTGAATTACCGTAGACAAGTAATTCAAAATATCATATAATAACATATTGTCAACTAAGGAATTTCAATGAAAGTCTATTTCTCGAATTATCGTGATCATTGGCTGTCACCATATACTATTCTAAAGAAAGTTTGCTTCTGGGAAAAAGATGATGACGTCTTTTATAACCACGAAGACAAACCTAACCACACGTATACCAAGTGGGTTGATCGCTTAAATCCTATTTGCTCTGCGTTGCAAAAGTTTTTAGACTTTGTACACCCAAAGATTGACTATGTTAAAATTGATCGTTACGATACTTGGTCAATGGATCATACTCTAGGACAAATTGCACTACCTATGCTAAAACAGCTAAAGGAAACCAAACATGGTGCACCTCACGTTGATGACAAGGATGTTCCTAAAGGGCTAGGCCTGCGTAGCACAGAAGCACCTCCTAAGGAAAACGAGTGGGACACCGATGCTAATCACTTTAAGCGTTGGGATTGGGTACTAGACGAAATGATCTTTGCGTTTGAACACAAGCTCAACGATGACTGGCAAGAAGCATATCGTTCTGGTGTAGCAGACTATAAAACTGTAGCCTGCGAGTGGGATGAGAACGGTAAGGCCACTATGTTCCAGATGCAAGACGGACCTAATCATACTTTAAAGTACGATTGGAAAGGCATCGAAAAAGTACAAAAGCGTATCCAAAACGGCTTCGTGTTGTTTGGAAAATATTATCAAAATCTATGGGACTAAAATGCGTATCAATTTAATGTCGGACTTGCATCTCGAATTTGCGGACCTTACATTGCCCGGTGGCGATGTCTTAATCTTGTCTGGTGATGTGTGCGAAGCAAAACGTATCAAAAAAGAAATGTACAATCGGGACATGGTCTTGCTTGAGCACGAGCGTACCGATCAACGACCTGATCGTTTCTTTCGCTTCCTTGAGGAAGAATGTAGCAAGTATAAAGAAGTCATTTATGTTATGGGTAACCACGAACACTATGGTTTCCAATACCAAAAGACCTACAATCATATCAAAGAGCAGTTGCCTAGCAACATACATCTACTAGAAAACGAAACTTACGATCTAGAAGATGTTACTTTTGTTGGCGGAACATTGTGGACTGATATGAACAAGGGTGATCCGCATACTCGCTTTCATTTGCAAAACTACATGAACGACTATCGTCAAGTAACTATGTTTAACGAAGCTAAGTCGGTGTACCACCGTCTTACTCCAGAACGCACTGAGGAAGATCATTGGAAAACCCGTAACTTTATTCGCGAAACTGTTGAAGGTAAAGTAGATCGTAAGTTTGTGGTAGTAACACACCATGCACCTAGCAAGGTCAGTATCAAACCACGTTACCAAGGTGACCATTTAACCAATGGTGGCTACAGTTCGGACCTAAGCGAGTTTATCCTGGATAACCCACAGATTAAAGTGTGGACTCACGGACATACTCACGATACGTTTGATTATATGCTTGGTTCAACTCGTGTTCTTTGCAACCCACGTGGTTACAAGTACTACGAAGATCGTGCTGAACAATTTGATCCAAGTTTTAGTTTTGATGTATAATTTTATATAACGCTGTCAACTAACCAGTTGGTCCATGCGTTATATATGTACACAGTGAGAATTGTGTATAACCTAAAAGGAAATTCAAAATGAAAGCACTTATCGCAACCATCGTTTCAGCATTGGCACTAACAGCATTTGCCGCAGAACCTGCCAAGGCTCCTGCAAATCCTGCGCCTGCCGCTTCAGCACCAGCTAAGGCAGAAGTTAAACCAGAAGCCAAGAAGGAGCACAAAAAAGCAGAAGATGCCACAAAAAGCAACTCTGTTAAGAAAGACGCACCTAAGGCTGAAGCTAAGCCGGCCGCTAAGTAATCTAGAAGACAATGATGACATTATTGTCGATGATGATGTCACCTTTGGTCGTAATCTAAGAAGTAAAGATTTTGGTAAGCTAGTCCAAGAGGACATTGAATTATCGGATCGTGTAAAATTTAGATTATGGTTAGCTAGACAGTTAGCACTTATGAAGTATGAAGAAACCTGGGGATAAAACCTCAGGTTTTTTCTTGACTATTTTGTCAAGTTACTATATACTATTATTACATCAAATTGAAGAAAGTTACGTATAATGTTAGAGTGTTTAATAATGGGCGACAGTATTGCTGTTGGTACCCATCAGTTTAAAAAAGAATGTAGTGTAATTGCCAAGGGCGGAATCAATAGTTATCAATGGGTTAATAAGAACGTTGACAAAGCACCGTACGAAGCTAAGACTGTTATTATTAGTCTAGGATCAAATGATCACAAGTATGTTAAGACTGAAACAGAATTACGCACTATTCGTCAGCTGACTAAAGCTGAAAGGGTCTATTGGATTTTGCCGGCTATTAAACCCGACATCCAAGAAACAGTTAAAAAGGTAGCCGCATATTATGGCGATGTAGTATTGCCAATTAAGCAACTACAGCCAGATGGCATTCACCCAAGTTGGGCAGGGTACAAAGAATTAGCAGAGCAGTCAAAATAGTAGTAAATGGTACCTTTGATGTATTGCACCTCGGGCACTTAGCATTATTAAATTATGCTAAATCCCTTGGTGATTATCTAGTTGTAGCCATTGATTCCGATAGCCGTGTACGCAGTCTAAAAGGTCCCTCACGGCCAGTTAACAATGAAGTAGAAAGAAAAACTCTATTAGAAAATTTGCGTTCTGTTGACGAAGTTAAAATTTTTGGCACCGACGCAGAGCTAGTTGACATTATCAAGAACTGTAGTATAATGGTTAAAGGTAGTGACTATCGAGGAAAGCCTATAGTGGGGGAAGAGGTATGCCCACAAATTGTATTTTTTGAAAGAATCGATGAGTACTCAAGCACAAAAAAAATTCAACATATTATTAATCGGGGATAACTGCACAGACGTATATCAGTACGGTACTGTAGATCGTGTTAGTCCCGAAGCACCTGTACCGGTGTTTGTACCACGCGGCACAGACTCTAAGCCTGGTATGGCTGGTAATGTATATGCTAACCTAGTAGCACTTGGATGTAATGTAAACTTCCTACATGGTAAAACATCTACTAAGACTAGACTGATTGATAGTCGTAGCAAACAACATATAGTTCGCATTGACGATGATCAAGTATCTAGTCCGCTTAGTTTTGCCAGCGAAATCCCCGACATCTACGATGCTATAGTTATTAGCGATTATAATAAGGGCACAGTTAGTTACGAATTAATAGAAGAATTGCGTAAGGAATTTGTTGGCCCTATATTTGTTGACACTAAGAAAACAGACTTAAAATCTATCAATGGTTGCTATATTAAAATCAACCAACTAGAAGCAGGTCTTGTTACAAGCGTTCCAGACCCCGGGTACCTAATTATTACAATGGGTGCTGAAGGTGCTTTTTGGAATGGCTTTGACTTTGACGCTGAACCCGTTGAAGTTGCCGATGTATGTGGCGCAGGAGATACATTCTTGTCTGCCCTTACATATGAATATCTAAATACAAAAAATATGGAACAGGCAATTGAGTTTGCTATACGTGCCAGTGCAGTTACAGTACAGCACCTAGGAAACTATGCGCCTACTTTAGAGGAAATCAAATGACAAAATTAAAAGGTTTAGTACCAAAGGGGTGGGGTTCAGAATTTATCTGGGCCACTAACGACAAATATTGCGGCAAGTTTATGAACTTTGAAACAGGTTGTAAATTTAGTATGCACTTCCATAAAGACAAAGAAGAAACTTGGTATATACAATCGGGTAAATTTATTGTCCGACATATTGATACCAAGGATGCTTCGGTTTATGAAGTAGAATTAAATGAAGGCGATACTTGGCATAATACTCCTTGTATGCCGCATCAATTAGAATGTATTAAAGCAGGTACAGTTATTGAAGTTTCTACGCCAGACTCTGTAGAGGACAATTACCGAGTAGGCAAGGGCGATAGTCAGCGATGAAAATTTTATTAACAGGCCACCGTGGTTTCATTGGTGGCCATATGTTACTTAGACTGCAAGCCGAAGGTCACGAAGTTACTACATACGAGTGGGGAGATCCTTATCCACAAATATCAGGACACAACTGGTGTATACACCTTGGTGCTATTAGTAGCACTACTGAGCGTGACATTGAAAAAGTACTTAGACAAAATTTAGATTTTAGTATTCAGCTTTACGAAGATTGTAAAAGTGTTAGAGTAAAATTTCAATATGCAAGCTCTGCAAGCGTCTACGGTCTAGTAAGTACTTTTAAAGAAGATGCTCCTGTTGATCCACGCACACCTTATGCTTGGTCAAAGTATTTGTTTGAACGCTATGTGCAAAACAATCCTAGTAGTTTTACAGCACAAGGGTTTCGATACTTTAATGTCTATGGTCCCAACGGCGAAGAACACAAAGGCAACCAAGCAAGTCCTTTTATGCAATTCCAACAGCAGGCCAAGACTCTAGGTCGAATTGAAGTTTTTGAAAACAGTGAAAAATACTGTAGAGATTTTATTCACGTTGGTCGTGTTGTAGATACGCACATGAAGTTTTTAAACGTTAAAGAGTCCGGAGTATGGAACGTAGGTACTGGTCAACCAAGAAGTTTTTATAGTGTAGCTCAATTATTTGATGTACCCATTGATGTTGTTCCAATGCCCGCCGAACTAAAAAACAGTTACCAAGCCTATACTTGTGCTGATACAACTAAACTAGAAAATACATTAAAAGCTAGTTATAGTAGTAGTTAATGGCCAAATTACGCCAAAAAAGAATCTTTTTTAAACTGGTATAGCCAACTACCACTAAATAAAAAAGCAGTCTATTGACATAACGACTACAGTTATGTTAATATCAACCAAGATAGTTTAACTATCGATCTTAATAAAAAAAGGAAAATTTTACAATGAAGAAACTACTATTAGCGGTAAGCCTTGCCTTAAGTTTTGGCATCGCCCACGCTCAATCAAACGTTAGTGTCTATGGTATCATGGACATTGGTGTTGTTAACGCAACCAACGTTGGAACAGCAGGTCAAAACGCGACCCAAGTCCTCAGTTCACCAATGTGGACCAGCCGTATTGGTTTTACTGGTACAGAAGATTTAGGTGGCGGTACAAAAGCTGGATTCAAAATTGAATCACAGATCAATCCAGCCGATGGTAGCCAAGGTGCAAGTTCAAGTTCGGGCACAGCAAACAACGTGTTCAGCCGTGGCGCAAACGTTTATCTAGACAACACCGGCTTGGGTCGTATGACTCTAGGTCGTCAAGACAACTTGGCATTTGAATCATTTGCAGTTGGTGACGTTAACGCAGGCCGTAACTTTGGTGGTTCTTTGAACTACTGGAATGATGGTTCTACCTTTGGTGGCACAAGCACAGCCAAGACTGGTCTTGCTACCATGACTGGTACAACATTCCTGAGTAACGCTGTTCGTTTAGACACTCCAGTGATTGCAGGCTTCAAAGGTTCTGTACAATACACAACTGGCGGTGTAGCCGATAACACAACTTTTGGTGCGTTGGATGCAAGTAGCCGTCGTTTGTATGCATTGGCTTATACTCGTGGTGCGTTTAATGGTTCTGCCAGTTATCAGACATCTAATAGTGCCGCTGGGTTAGCAACTGCTGAAACAACAACTATCGGTGGTAACTACACCATTGACAAGTTCAAGGTAGCCGCTGGTTGGGCAAACTTCCAAAACCCAAATGGTGCCAATGCCGCTAACACAGACTTTGATCTACGTCAAGTAAGTGTCAAGTATAATGCAACTTCCAAGGTTGATGTGACTGCTGGTTATTACAATCTCAAAGACAATATCAGTTCTGCTAATGGTTCGCAAACCTGGAGTCTAGTGGGTGACTACAACTTTAGCAAGCGTACCACTGCTTACATTGGTGTAGCTTCTACTGCCAACAAAGGTACTAGTGGATTTGCTCCATATGGTGCTGGTGGTGCAAACTATGGTTCACTATACGGAACAGCAACATACCCAAGCGTGGTAGCTTCTACAGGAACTACTCAAAACGCTTATGTGGTTGGTATGACACATCGCTTCTAATCAGTTGACAACGTAACGCAAAGAGCCTATACTTAACCGTATAGGCTTTTTCTTGGCCAGAAAGAACACAATGGCAAATTACTCAAATATAACAATACCACCTACATATACAGTCAACGCCGGCCCATACACAGGTAATATAACAATAGCTGGTGGGGGTAGCGGAACAGTATTAACTAGTCCATATATTATTTCGGGCTCTGGTACCAGCGGATATGCTCCAAGTTGGACTACACAAACAAGCCCAAATATGACTGTAGGTAAAGTTAAAATAACCGAATCAGATATTGAACTAGATGGTATGAGCCTCCGAGAGACCTTAAAGACCTTGCAAGATCGACTTGCCATACTTGTACCGGACCCAAAAAAGCTCAAAGAATTTGAAGCTCTCAAACAAGCATACGAACACTATAAAACTCTTGAAGCACTATGTTGTTCTGCCGAAAACGCTGACAAGAAATAGCAAATAATGTATAATAAGGTATGAACACAAACTTACCTTATACAGTTGTAATTAACGGCGTTGATAAATGTAATGCGGCATCTGAGTGGTGTCAATCACATATCAACAGAGACGATTGGAATTTACACATGGCTGATTTACGCCCAGTGTATACCTTTTCATTTAACGACACAAAAAAAGCCAATTGGTTTCGATTAAAATGGCAATAGATAATTATTCCTGGAACATAGAACCGGGCTCTATGTCAATAGTAATTAACAAGAACGGCGAACGATTGTTCAGTTTCTTTTTGGGTGAGGCCATGGAAACAGCTGGTCGTGTTGCAGTGATGCGGCACGTTGAAGAATGTGATGGTACTCCGTGGCTTAGAGATTGGCACAATAGTGCCTGGGAAATACTAAAGGAACAGCATGTCGATAACAATTAGAGTACCTTGGGAAAATCCATATGATAAAGATCATATGTGGAACGAACTACTGGCATGGACTGTGGAGACCTTTGGCTTACCCGGCGAGCGTATGCAGTTTCATCCCACAGAAAATTTTATGGATTTTACCTTTGACGATGAGCAGGATGCACTTATGTTTCAACTTAAGACTGCAGGACGGCGACGTAGTGAAGATGAAATTGCTGTGGAATTTGTCGGTAGAAGATTGGTGTAATGACAGTTAAGTTACGCCTTTATTCTTTTAAAATGGGCGATGTTGAAGACCCATATTTGTATGCAGGCTTCCCTATACACGAGTGGCAACAGACAGAACATGGTCAGTGGGTAATGGACCACGCTGTAGGAGAAATAGTATTTCATTGTATACCCGATCCTGAAAGCTATGGATACCGAGTCGACATAGTAGGTCATCTAGAAGAAAAAGACTGCACATTTTTTAAGTTAAAATGGGGCATGAATGCCAGAGTATAAAGCAAACCCTTATCAGTATAAAATAACACGAGAACGATACGAAGAGTTTCTTAAACACTTGGTATGGACACGTCTGCAAGCACCAGACTATAGGTTTGGCCAAGCATTCCTAAACTACTTTCCTGAAATTAGCAAAATGATGCAGGAAGATGGCGACAATGGTAGCCAGGCTGAATATTTTCTATACAATGAAGAATGGGAACCAACAGCACGTATGAAATGCGAGCAGTGGGTAGAAAAATGATCAACTACTATTACGAAATTTACGAAGATACTACAGTCTTTGGACAAGACATTAGATATCTGAGCATTACAGATCTTAAACCTGATACTATAGGTTGGCGCCATTTGCACGAAGAAGCACAAACACATAGTCGACGTGTGTGGCTAGAAAATGCCAATGGTACCAGCTTGATCAAAGGGCCGATATCCGAGCTGGGCTGGGATCGAGTTGACGAACAAGAACTAGTGTGGCTCAAACTTATTTGTAAAGATATCGAATCTTTGGTATGAAAAAGACCTACAAAGAAATTACTCCCACGCTGACACAGGTTACTGTAGAACACAACGGGCAGGAACTTACGTTTCTTAACGGGGTAATACAAATGACCACTGGCGGAAAGTTTATTCCGGCTAAAAGTCCAACAGATGGCGAGCTATTGTTGATTATTGAGGACTATGTACATTGGGTTAATAATCAACAGGCTATAGAAAAGTGGATGGGTCAGTATCCAGGTATTAGACAAGAAGGCATGGTTTTACATTTTAACCATGATGCCGACCGCACTATGTTTTTGCTGAGGTGGGGATGAAAAAGAAACGTGCATTAACCAATCGAGCAACCGTTGTGCCACGTGCCGTGCAACGGAATCGTTTTGAAGTTGTTGACTCTGCGGTAGTTGATGGAGAAAAATGGTTTGTAGTTCATGTTGAACCCAGGGTTACTCCTTGGATACGTGAGCAAGAAAACAACCTGTGGTATGAGCATACTACTTCACAGTACCGTTATCGTGTGCTAGATACATTTGATGTACACGAAAGACTTTATACTCTAATGTCATTGAGGTGGTCATAATGTACGTAAACAATCATAGTATTCCAGTTCCGCCTAAAGAAGTTTTAGACCGATGCCATCAGGTCCTAGTTGGCGATCCTGCGTTTCGCCTTTGGCAAATGAAACGTTGGTGCCGTGAACAAAATCTAAGTTTAATATATTCAGAGATAGTAGAAACAGCTGATGTCAGTGCTATGTTTGATGAAGTTGCCGCGTTTTACTTTATCGATGGAAAAGATGCTACTATCTTTAGTCTAAAATTTAAATGATACACGTTCCATCAGACCAACTATGGCCGCCACCCAAACATTGGTTTGAGGCTATCGTACTCTGGCGTGATGTACTAGAAGGGCCACACTACCCTATTAGAGAAATACTTAAATGGTTAGAAACAGCACCGGGTGGACGTTACCACATACACGGATACGAAAGCACAGTAGGCTTTAGTTTTAGATTTGAAGATGCCCGTGATCTTGTACATTTTAGGTTGCGTTGGCTATGATCAATTGGAATATTCTTATTGCCAAGTTTATATCTATGCTCATGTCGTGGATGCAAGCCAGCAACCTACGTAATCGTGTATATCGTGCTGAGCAACAAATGGAGTTGATGCGGATTGGCCTGGAAGATATACAGCGTATGGACCCAGAAGGGCGTATGGGCTGGTACGCCAAACAAGTGCTAGATCGTGTAGATGAAGTTGATCATTAATTCCCAATATGTTATAATAAATGCTCAATAACTAGTAAATACAAACATGGATGATTTTACATTTTATCTAATTTGGGCGGTTTCGACTTGGTTTTTAGCCAATATCATTATTGGTATGCTAGATGCTGTTAAGGGCGATACTAAAGAATTTGAAGACAAAATTCGTAAGCATCTTGACAATATTGTACACCGTGTCCGCGAAGAAAAAATCACCGATGATCATATACTTTGGTACGATGATGACGACAATGAATTTTTGGCGCAGGGTCGCAACCACGAAGAAATTATCGAGCGACTAAAACAACGATTTCCTAAACATATCTTTTATTTGCCTTCAGAGCATTTTATTGCCGAAGGCACTGGCTGGGAGCCACGCAAAGGTACTGACCGTATTTCTTCTTAACTACACTATACATATATGACTATGCATCTCGAAGGCCCGTGGCTTAGTACTACCGGCAAAAAGAAAGGCAAACGCAAGTGGGCCAGTGCAGAAGCTAAACGCCAAGCGGAGAATCTAAAACGTGACTGGGAAGAACGGTTGCGTAAGTTTGATAAAGAGGCTCCGCGATTCAGTGGCAAAACTGTTACAGTTACCAAAAAACCCACTGAGCTCCAAGACGTCTACTCGCTTACTATTCCCCCAGGGCGAGTGACACAAAAGATCAACAGTTTGCCTTTTACAGGTGGCCCTTGTCCCAAGCCCGCCGACAAAGTCTATACTGGCACTAAAATCAAAGGTATTGGTACTATGCACAAATCTAATGCTGTGCCAATTTTCTCTGATGAAGAAGCGGTTGATATCAGCAGGATGCGCCGCTAAATACTAAGCACTTTTTAAGGAGATAATTTTACAAGTGAGCAAAGAAGACCTGCTACGATTCAGCGGAACCGTTGATGAAGTACTACCAAACGCAATGTTCAGAGTTATTCTAGACAATGAACAAAAATCAAAAATCACAGCCACAATCGGTGGCAAACTAAGACAGCATAATATACGCATATTAATGGGTGACTCAGTAGAAGTAGAAATGAGTCCATACGACCTTACTAGAGGACGGGTGGTATATCGCACTAAATAGTAGTATGGATATACGCGATACCATTGATCTATTAGAATCTAAAAACAAAACTGAGTTAAAGCAAATAAAATTGCCTTACAGTAAGTCGGGCCTTAGCCCTGTTATGAGTAGTGCCTTGATTGATTTACATTACGGCAAACTCTACAAAGGCTATGTTGACCGTTACAACAAAGGTGAAGGTGATGACCGCTTTAACGAAGCTGGTGCTTATCTACACGCTATATTCTTTAGTCAATTTAAACGACCAGGAGTAAGTAGACCACATGGCACTATTTTGGATATTATTAATAGACATCACACTAATTTTGTTGATTTCAAAAAGCACTTCAAAGAAGAAGCAATGAAAGTCCAAGGATCGGGCTGGATTTATCTTAGTAAAAGTGGGGTTATTAAAACCATACGCAATCATCAAAAACGTACCGACATAGCTCTACTAGTAGATATGTGGGAACACGCTTGGCAAGAACAGTATGGTTCTAACAAAGCCAAGTACCTAGATAACATTTGGCGCATTATTGATTGGGACGCCGTTAATAGAAGACTATGAGAATACGAGATATTTTTAGAGAAAGTCGACAACCTGGCGAATATGTTTATCATGCCAGCTACTTGCCTGACCAAAGTCAAGGGTTAAACAGCGTAGCACAACACGGCCTAAGACCAAGCAAAACAGGTTATGCTGGACCTGGAGTTTACTTTGCCTACGATCCAGCAGACTGTTACTATCACGTAGACAAATCAGAAGCTACTATGTTTCGTGCTCGTTGGGCAGATTTAGTTCAACTGTTTGGTGCATACCCTGAAAATCCCAACGGTATTGAACGCGATGACAACGAAATTATAGTACCAAAAGCAGTACCGTCTGCAATATTAGAAGTAGAATTTTTCCCCGGAGAATGGTGGGATATTGCATCAGCTTATAGAGCAAGCCTAGGACCCGAAAATTAATATGATTACAATTACAGAAACCGCAAAAGAAAAAATTCAAGACATAATTGCTGAAGAAAATAACCCAGCAATTAAATTACGTGTATTTGTCCAAGGTGGCGGATGCTCGGGTATGCAGTACGGATTTACCTTAGACGAAATGGCCAACGAAGACGACTTTGACCTGGACATAAACGGCGTACATATCCTGGTAGATTCAATGAGTAGCCAGTACTTAACTGGTGCAGAAATAGACTATAAAGATGATCTTTATGGTGCTAGTTTTACTATCAAAAACCCCAACGCACAAACAACCTGCGGATGCGGATCAAGTTTTAGCCCAGCATAGCCGAAAACAGACCTTTAGCTCGATCCGATAAATAAGCTATATATAGGATTTTGAGCTTATGGCAAAATGGAACTCTTCTATTACAAGTATTAACGTTGGCGTATCGCCCAATGATGGTACCGGTGATGAAATTAGAACAGCGTTTATTTACACTGACGAAAACTTTCAAGAACTTAACACATATTTAAGTAGCGATCTTGTTGAGTTTCCTTCTATAAAGGCCAACAACGGTACACTAAGTAACCTAGTTGTTGGTAATACTATTGGTAACAATGGTGCTTTTACATCAAACTTATTTGTCAATACTCTAAATGCTCCAACGGTTAATGTTACTGCTAACCTAGTAGCAACAGGACAAGCTGACTTTTACAACTATATTGTACCGCATACTGATATTGTTCCATCGGGTAACTCAGTACAAAACTTAGGTAGCCCAACACACTTCTTTGGTAACATTTACGCTGGTAAAGTTATTTCATCCACACAGGTTGCGGCTTCTAGTGATGCTGGTATTTTATTACTACACGCTAACTTGTCCCCGGGCGATATTAAAGATATTGGTGTATTGGGCAAGTACAATAAAAACAGTTCAAATGCCTATGCTTATTTTGGTTTGCAATATCAAACCAATGACTTCATTTATAAAGTAGTCGATTACGATGTAAGTATATCAGCTAATAGTGTTGTGTCTGGTGGTGTCTATGGTAACATACACGTTGGTAGTTTATTCTTAAGTAACGTCGGAACAGCCAATGCGTTGATCATGTCCGGCAACTCAATTATCTACGGAACTGCCTTTGGTAATATTAATAGCCAACGTGCTAATATTCAAAACTTAAACGTATCAGGCAGTATCAACGGTAACGTACACGTTGATGGTTTTATTACTGTTGGCTCTGGATCAGGTGTAGTTGTTACTACTGACATGGTTGGCTTTGGTACTTTCTATCAAGGCGGCCTAATCACTGGTGATACACGTTTCTTATCTGTTACACAAAGTACTGGACTAGGGTCTGGTGCTGTTCGTATCGACGGCGGCCTAAGTGTACTTGGAAATATTTCTGCAGGTATTTTAGTTGGACCACTATGGGGTCAAATTCAAACTCCAGATCAACCAAACATTACCAGCCTCGGTGTACTACCTACACTGACAGCAAACAGTATTCAAGCTACCAGTGTCGGTGTTAATAGTTTAACTGCCACTGGTGGTACTGTATCATTCCAAACATTTACAGCGTCAGGTAACGTTGCTGTTGCCAACATTGCCGCAACACAATTCAACGGAACGCTACAAGGTTTAGTAGCATTACCAGCACAACCACTGATTACAAGTCTTGGTACATTGTCATCATTGAGTGTAGCCGGTAACATTGGTGCACCAACATTAAATGGTAACCTTAATGCTACTAGTGCTGTAATTACTAATTTATATTCCGACGGTCATAGATTTGCCAACGGTGTTCCATACATTACAGTCACATACGCTAACACTTCTGAGATTACATCTAATTTAGTCAGTGGTTGGAACACAGGTTTCAATCTTACTCCTACTGGTATTATTGCCGGAAGCTATGGTACTACTACCTACATACCACAAGTTACATTTGACTCTAAGGGTCGTGCTACACAAGCTCAGTTACTACAAGTTAGTCCAATTACCTTAGTTGGTTCTAACGGTACAGGTAACGTATTCGTTGGTGGTAACTTGGCAATTACATCTACTAACGGTATTGTTACTACTGTTGGTAATGGTACTTTCAACCTTACCATGGGCCAGGATTTAAGAAATACTGGAACACCAACATTTGGTAGTTTAACAATTACTAACCAAATTGGTACGACCAGTTTAATTGCTTTACAAAACGTACAGGCTCCATTCTTAGTCGGTAGTAGTGTTACAGCTCCGACTATCGGTAATACCGGAACAGTATTAACTGGTACTATTGGCACTCTAAGCAATGCACAACCTTTCATTACTAGCCTCGGTACACTAACTGGTCTAGGTGTCAGCGGTACAACAACCTTAACTGGAACAAGTATTTTAACTGGTAATAATGTTGTTGCTGGTAACTTAACAGTAACAACACCAGGTTCATACTTTACCAACAATGTTTATATTGGCGGTAGCCTGTGGGTCAATGGTGTAACTACTACCGTTGATGCAACTGCTGTAACTACAAATGATTTATATTATGTAGCGGCGGCCAATGCAGTTTCTCTTAATGCTGCCAATGGCGCAGGTTTTATAACACCATTTGGTTCTATAACATTAAATTCTTCTAATAGCGACTGGAACAGTAACATTGGTCTACGTGCTACAAGATTATTTGACAATGGTAATCGTGTAATTAGTACTACAACTGGCACAGGTAACCTAACACTCAGCGGTAGCAACATTACATTAACTACTATAGGCCCCGGAGTCACAACTGCTGGTAGTACAACTGCTGTGCCTGTTGTTAGCACTGATACCTTTGGTCGAGTTACTGGATTGACTTCTGTTGCTATACAAAATATCTCTACTACAGCAAGTGTACAACATGCTAGTTTAGGTGTTGGTACAGCGGCCAGTGGAACAACTGGTGAGATACGTGCTACTAACAACATTACTGCTTACTACTCAGACGACAGATTAAAAACACGTTTAGGTGTTATTGATAATGCCCTAGACAAGATTGATCAGTTAACTGGTTTCTACTATGAAGCCAACGAAACAGCACAAGCATTAGGTTATGAAGTTAAACGCGAAGTTGGTGTGTCGGCTCAAGATACACTACGTCAGATGCCAGAGATTGTAGCACCTGCCCCAATTGATGAACAGTACTTGACTGTACGTTACGAAAAGTTTGCTCCATTACTAATTGAAGGTATCAAAGAATTAAGACGCGAATTGAAAGACATTAAACGTCATTTAGGTTTAGAGTAACACATGGTAAACTTAATTTGGAATACTGCCCCTGGACCGCTTGCAAGGGCTGTCATAGGTCAAACTACGACTATTACTGTATCAGCTGTAGACACAGTTAGTAATAGAGATTTAACCTACGTACTAATTGGTGGTAAACTTCCAGTTGGACTAACATTAGGTCGCACTGGTGTTATATCGGGTATCCCAAGTTTTGCGGCACCAAGCGGCACATACTATTCTACACAAACTTATAACTTTACTATCAGAGCATTAGATCCAATATCAGGAAAATATGCTGACTGTGCATTTAACATAGAAGTTACAAATTATACTAATGCTAACAAAATAACTTGGGTAACCGCAGGCGGATCTGTTGGCAAATATACATCCGATTCGGGCTTCTTTAGTCAAGAACTTGAAGCAGTAGACAGCAACAATTCAGCTATACAATATAGTTTTATATCTGGGCAATTGCCGTCGGGCTTACAATTAGTCACTGCTAAATCACATAACATTAGAGCTGTACTAAAAACAAATCCAATGATTGTTCGTGCCGCAGTTGATGTTAATTTTTTCTATGGACAAATTGTACACTTCAAAGGTCTTACTGGAACAACAGAGTTAAATGGTAACAAGTACTATGTTAAGATGTTGGGCATTAACAAAGACAACGGATTACCAGTGCAACCATTGGCGGATGTGGCACCAGGTGCAAGTCCTTATTTTGAATTATATTACGATAGTCTCTTACTAAATCCTGTTAACGGACGCACTGACTTTGGTGATTATGTCAGCGGAGGTGTTGTTTATACCAATGGATACTTACAAGGTACTCCAACTATTACTGAAACACAAAACATCAAAGAAGAAGAATTTAGATTCACAATTCGTGCAACTAATACTGCTAACCTTGTTACTGATAGATCATTTGCATTTACAATTACAAATAAAACAGAACCAATTATTTTACCAAGACGTCCACCGGCAAAAGATGCTATACGAGTTGAACCATATGACTTAGGTAGTGCAGTTGATGGTGCGTTTTATTATCAACAATTAAAATTAATTGAATTAAATCCTAACGCTCGAATTGAGTGGACATTAGATGATGGAGAACTCCCACCGGGTGTTACTTTGTCAGCGGATGGTATAATAAGCGGATACATTAATCCTGTTCAAAACGTTGGTCCGTGGGGACCTGATGGATACGACGGAGATGTTACTTATAAAACTCCTAGCGGGTTTGACACTGGCATTATTACCGCAGAACAAGATTACGACTTTGGCCCATACGACTTTAACAATATAAATCAATCAGAGAGTTACAGTTTTACAATACGTGCTTATGATGGCGCTGACTACGTTAAACAAAAATACATACTACAAATTGTAGGAAGAAACAGTTGGACTGCTGATAGTGACTTGCCATTAAACAATACACAACTAACAGCCGACATCGGTGATGTATATGTACCTGTTATTAGAAATACCAGTACTGTATTACCAGCTGGGCGACAAAACAGTAACTATGCTTTTAAAATTGATGGGTACGATTTCCAAGGTAGAGAATTGGCCTACAACATATCCAATACCATTGGAACCTTTGATGCTTATGTAGCCGGCATTGATGCAGGTTTTGACTACGGTGGTGCAGGTGTCGGTGGTGGTGATGAAGGCGGCGCTGGATTTTCAACTGACACAGGTTTACGTAGTGGTGTTGGTTTTAGTAGTTATGTGGATGGTAGTACTGGTATTAGTAACTTGCCCGGTGTACAACTTGACGCTGGCTCTGGTTGGGTTTATGGAAAACTAAGTGCCCAGACAACCCCATATCAAGAATATACCTTTGGTGTTTTTGTAAGCAAGGTACAGAACGGACAAACATACAGTAGTAAAACAGTATTCTTTACACTACCAGTCTACGGCGACATTAACAATAATATTGTTTGGAATAGTCCTACTAATCTCGGAACTATTAACAATGGATCTATTAGTGAACTAGCAATTTCTGCAACTAGCACCATTGGTAAAAAATTATATTACAAACTATTTGACCGATCGGGTACCTTGGTGGAATTACCACAGGGGTTACAGTTATTACCAAGTGGCGAAATTAGTGGCCGTGTAAGTTTTGAAGCATTTACCTTAGATGACTATGCTACTACATTTGATGGTAATAAATTAACTGTTGATCGCACATTTAACTTTACTGTTAAGGTTGCTGACAGTTTAGATGACACACTAGCAACGGTATATGCTCTTAAAGAATTTACACTAACATTGAATGTAATAGATCCAAATCCATATAAGAATTTGTATCTACGTGCCATGCCAACATTTGATCAACGACAGATTTATACATCTGTAGTTACAAACAAAAATTATTTTACTAACGAAACAGATTACGATTTAATTTATAGACCAGATGATCCTTGGTTTGGTATTAATAAAAATTTAGAAATGTTATTTCTTCCTGGATTAAAGTCTAAGGTGATGGCTGAATTTACAGCCGCGATGCAAAAGAACCATTATACTAAAACATATACATTCGGCGATATTAAAACAGCCGTAGTACTCGATGACAAATATGTTCCTAAGTACGAAGTTGTGTATCTCGAAGTGTTAGATCCTGAAGAAAATTTACAAGGACAAGGCCCTGGGCTAGAAATTGATTTGTTTGTAAAAAATCCTTATGTGGACAGCAATGGCGTAACTCATACGGTAGTATATCCAAACACTACAAAAGATATGATAGCAAGATTAATTGCAGGTGTTAACTACGAAGACCAAAACAGTTTACCTGAGTGGATGACCAGCAACCAACCAGATCCAACAAGCCCAAACAAATTTAAAACTCCGTTGGGATTTACTAAAGGTATTGTAATAGCTCACACCAAGCCTGGAAAGAGTAATCTAATTGCATATCGTCTAAGAAACTCGGGCATTAACTTTAATCGAATCGAATTTAAGTCTGACCGATATATTGTTGATGACTTCTATAGTACAAACTTTGATCCAGCAACAGACACATACAAAACAAGTACTGAGACTACGTTTGATTCTTTACCAAATAAAAACATTGGATCCATTGACTACACAGTTGACTACGGCGTTACTGTACCTTTCAGTGAAATCAACGGTCGTCCTTTAGAATACATCCAGGCCAATGGTGGTATCGACGGACTTGATAACTTCTTTAGTGGCCAACGACTAGTATTCATACAGCAAGAAAAATTTAACAATGCCGGCACATATGATGGCTGGGTCGATTATACAGAATTATATGGCGGTGATGATATTACTACCTCAACTGTTGAAGGCTACGGTGCCGTTCCATTTGACCAATACAAGATTGTTCCGGGTTTCTTAGAACACGCACAATCTAAAACTGTTATCAGCGCCAGCGACGTTGTCCCTGGTATTACATACACTATCGAAGGTATAGGTACAACCAATTTTGCAACACTTGGTGCTAAACCCAACATCAATGGTGTTATTAATGCTGGCGATAGATTTGTTGCTACATCTGCTGGTAATGCTGACTCAGGTAACGGAATTGTTAGTTACTATAAAGTTGAGAACCAACGTGGAGGTATCTGGGAAATACAAATTGTTAATGATGTTGTAAACTTATTCTTTGTACAAACTGTTGAATTAAATCGTCACATTAGAATCTTAAGTGGTAAGACATATACTAGTGCTATTGTATTCTACAGCTTGAATTTAAAACCGGGACAAAACGTACCGTTTTACGAAGTATATCGTTACCAAGCGGCAAATACTATTGCTACTCGAACAACCTTTAATAAAGGTGGTACACGATTCTTTAACTTTAGGGACAAATATTACGAGCCTAATACTCAGGATAAATATGTTAAATTCCCACAATATGGAGTGTTTAACTAATGGCATCACAGATCAATCCTTCTAATATAGACGCAACTTACCCGATTGCAGGTCAAGACAACGACACGCAGGGATTTAGAACCAACTATATTAACATTAAAAACAATTTTGCAACTGCGGCAAAAGAAATTACAGACATACAAAGTAATGTTATTACTATAAACAGTACTATCAGCGGCATGGGCAATATTATTGCAAACGTTGGATCTTTACAATCCAGTGTTACATCAATGCAGACTATTGTAACTGACCTTATTGCAGGTGCTCCATTAGCATTAGATACTTTATTAGAAATTGATCAAAGTTTGGCAAACAACGTCAGCTTGAGTTCTACCCTGACTAATTTGATTACAGGGGTACAAGCTAACGTAACAGCGGCTAATGCGGCAATAGCTACTGGATCTTATTTGCCTACATATACTGGCAATATTGGAGCCAATACAATTACTCTATCTAGTGCTATTCAGTTTGCAAATCTAACAACAGCACAGGTTAATGCAATCAATCCATCCCGCGGAATGACTGTATACAATTATACCACTGGCAATATACAGGTGTACAATGGTACCAAATGGGCCAACGTTACATTAAGTTAATGTGCCAAAATACGTGATAAATACTTAATAAACAGGATACAGCTAAATGGCATCAAACATTAACCCATATAACATTGACGGTACTTTCCCAGTAGCAGGGCAAGACAATTCCAGCCAAGGTTTCCGTGATAATTTCACAAACATTAAGAATAACTTTACCTACGCTGAAAACGAAATTAGCGACCTACAAAACAAAGCAATTTTAACCAGTGCTTTAAATGGCCAGACTCTAAACAATGATATGGCTGGTTCGCAAATTAAGCGTCCTCAATTAACTGCATGGACACAAAGTTTAATTGACAAAGGAACTATTCTTTTAGGACAAACAACAATTTTAGATTTTGGTAGTACAGGTGCATCTAGTAACGGTGCTAACTTCCAGAAACTTGCTACACCTATCAGTGATGATGAAGGTACTATTAATATTCAGTTAATTGGTTGGCCTGGACAAAACAACTTTGGTAATGGTGCTCTTGGTTATGGTGTTATGCGTGTTTGGATTAAGATTAATAATAGATACCACACTATTACCCTAGATCCAAAAATCAACGTTGGTGTATCAGACATTGCAGGTTCTACAGAAAACCTAGATCTTTCACACACAATTAAATTTGACGTAGAAGGCGACTACATTTTTGACTTTAGCTCAATTGACGGCGGTGACTCTTATCAAATTTTTGACGTATCACGTAATCGTGTAAGTTTCCGTGACCCAGAATTATATTTTAACAATACCGTATTGCCTACACTACTAGTTGGCTACGGTGATGGCTTTGAGCCGGTGTTGGCTCTCGAAACTGGCGGCGATCGTATCAGTGCCAACGGTTCTATTAATAGTGTTACCATTGGCAACTTATCAACTGCCAATGTAAGCTATAACGAATTAGCCGGTGGCGGCGGACAAGTAGCTGGCTACAGCGTTACAGCCGCACGTGGATTCTTAGCCAACGCCAATGTACAGGTTGTACAAAATGGCGACTACCTAGGTTATTTTGGTTCATACGCTTATAGCAACTATCACGACTTAACTACAAATACTAATACAGTAACCATTGCACAAGAAGCCAGTATCAACTTTTTTGCCAAGGGTGCTAATGCCTGGGGCGGCCTAGGTGGTAACATTGTTATGATGACCTCACCAGATGGTCGTGCTGGTTTCTTAAAACAAGCTGTTGGAATTGAAAACGATCAAAGTACAACCTTCTACGGTAATGTCACTATCAATGGTAACATAGCTACAACAGGTCGTAAAGTTGACACTGGCTTTACTGTTCAAAGTTTTATTAGTAATAATAACTCTGGCAACACTTATGTTATTCCAGACAACATCAGTACAGTTATTATTGACACTGATGGTATCAATGCTAACCTAACTTATGCTAACATCGAATTACCACGTCGCCCAGTACACGGACAAACAGTTAAGATGGTGTTCCTGGCCAACATTACACGTAATGGTTTAAATGGTGGCGCAAACATTTATCCTGGAAGTTTTGGTAGTCCAGTTATTAAATATTTGCCAAAATCGGATGTATCAAGTACCTTCCCAAATATTTCTGGTAACACTTCAATTACTTTACAGTTTGCAAGCACCATAAATGGATTTGCTTCGAACGTTTGGTATAGAGTTTAACCCTGTCAACTAAAGGTTGACCTGGTGCGTTAAATATAGTATACTACCATATAGGAGGTTGCTATGAAAAAGATTTTAATTGCACTCAGTTTATTTGCTGTAATCGGTTCTGCTAATGCACACGGACACGGTTACTGGAGAGGCGGATATTGGGTAGGCCCTGCTGTAATTGGCGGGGTAGTTGGTTATAGTCTAGCTCGGCAACCATATTATTATCCACCTGTAGTCGTTCAACAACAGCCTGTTATAGTTCAACAACCAGCGCCAACGGTATATACTCCACCAGTTGGGTATCACTGGGAACAGATACTTGACAGTAATTGTCAATGCTACAGAACTGTTTTGATACCAAACTAATGCACCCGTTAACCCCAGACCTTTCTAAATTAACAATGGATGAATTAACCACTAAGCACAGTGAGTTAGTCAAACGCCTAAACACTTCATACCGTATGGGCCGTGCGGATATGGTTCAGCAACTACAATTACTACTGGGTGATTATCAACGAGAACTTGACGAAAGAAATCGTCGACAGTTAGAAGAGATGGAAAAGAATTCTAAACAGTTCAAAAAAATCATCGACATTCAATGAAATATGACGTGTATGGTCAAGCATATACTACAGAAGATGAACTCTGTGATATGCTTTATCAAAACCCCAATTTAGATTTAACTAGATTCCAAGTTTCGGATCAGCCGGGTGTGTACAATAAATCTGTACACAAAACTTATGCAGACTTCCCAACTGTAAAATCCTACGTTCCTATTAATGCTAGGGAAGAAGTACCAATTGAATTATTTGATTGGTCACAGCAACAGCATTGGCACATGCCCGACTCTTATAAAGAATTAGATATAGCCCAATATGTGCTGAGCAAATGTGTCACAGAAGAAGAACTACAAAGAGTTGGCCAAGAGCTATTGTTGTTTCAAGAACGCAATGCGTTTAATTTGTTAAAGTTTCTAAAATACTTTGTTGACACCATGCGTGAAAACAATGTGGTTTGGGGACTAGGTAGAGGTAGTAGTGTAGCCAGTTATGTGCTATACTTAATTGGTGTACACAAAGTCAATAGTTTATACTATGATTTACCAATCGAAGAATTTTTAAAGTAAACTACGCCGTTTATAAATATGTGCGTTAAGGAGAATTTCTAATGTCGAAAATATACAAAACTGCTCGAGGTAGGGCTGTTGATTTGGATAAAATCAAACTAGCCAATGAAAATACTATTGCAGTTGGTAACATGAAAGTCAATGCCCGCGGTGATCTATTAGGTCCCGGTGCTGGTGTTGCAGTTGGTCGTAATGAGCTCATGGACAAAGCCTATGCTGTTGGTGTTGATGCACCTGTACAAACATATAGCCCAAATGATCCTGCTATATTTGCGGCACGTGAAGCGGCTATTGCTAAAAATCAAGCTCAAGAATTGTTTAACCTTGGTGCTAATTTAACCGAACCTATCAAAGAAGAAATAGCAACCGAAGAACCTGCGGCTCCTTTAGTACGTGGTAGCCTGGCAAGTGCTGTAGCCAAAACTGCTACTGTGGTACAGAAACCATTGCCAAAGCCGAATAAGAAAACTGGACCGACTAGAATATAATTATGTTTAAACCAATCAAAATAGACAGCTTACGAGCACTTAATGATCATGTGTTAGTAGCAGATATGAATTTCAAAGAACGTAAATTAAGCAGTGGTATTTACTTGCTAAATGATGATGGACGTGGCGCCGGTATTCGTCCACGTTGGGCCAGGGTGTATGCTACAGGCCCAGAGCAAGAAGATATTAAAATTGGACAATGGATCCTAGTAGCACATGGTCGTTGGACCCGCGGTGTTACTATTGAAGACCAATCAGGCGAAGTAACTATACGTCGTATTGATCCAAATGATATACTATTAGTATCAGACGAGGAGCCCGAAGGCGATGATACACTTTCCAACGCAACTCAGATCGACAGCAAGTCACGCTGGTAAATCTATGCCAATGTACGAAACAACCGTAAAGACACCCGAGGGCGAAAAGAAAGATCGAGTGTATGCGGCTAATGCTCAAGAAGCAAAACGGCTATTTGAACAACGTCACGGTCCTCGTAACGTTCCTTATCTCCCACACATGATTCCTAGCTAATGGGATTTCGTAAACCTAATCTAGATCAAGCCTATGCCGCTATTCGCACAAGTTTGGGCGAAATACATAGCGCCTACAACGACGGATATACTCAAATGTCTTGTAAGCATGAATTATATATGCTAAAATGTTGGCTAGACGATCAATATGACCAACTACCAACTTTTGTCGGGGAAGATAAATGGGAACAAGACAGAGTATTGCAGATACTAAAATCCAAACAGCCGCAGTAAAAAAGCCACCTAAATGTAGCGTTTGTCGCCGAGTCATTGAAGACACTTGCGATTGGAAACAAGGACGTTGCCCTCACGTTCCGAGCCTGGCGCAACAAATTATGGATAGTCCTTACAAGGCACGCTTTTACAACTTAATCAAATTTTTTAAAGGTAATAAATGAAAGAACTCTGGACAGAAAAGTATCGTCCCAAAACGATACAAGATTATGTGTTCACTGACGCTGGACAAAAACAGCAAATTGAATCTTGGGTAAAAGAAAAATCAATTCCACATATTCTACTAAGCGGTAGTCCGGGCACAGGTAAAACTACGCTAGCCAAAGTTCTTATCAACGAGTTGGGCATTGATGATTATGATGTATTGCATATTAATGCATCTAATGAAACCAAAGTTGATGACATGCGTGACAAGGTACTGGGTTTTGCTAGTACTATGCCGTTTGGACATTTAAAGATTGTTTTGCTAGACGAAGCAGACTATTTGACTCCGAACAGTCAAGCATTGTTGCGTGGTGCATTAGAACAGTATGCGGCACAAGTTCGATTTATTTTAACTTGTAACAAACCACATAAAATTATGGATGCTTTACACAGTCGTTGTCAAGGTTTCCATATCGATAAAACAGACTTGACAGAATTTACTGCTCGTATTGCCACTATCTTGGTATCAGAAAATGTTGAGTTTGATTTGGATACGCTTGACAGCTATGTCAAAGCAACATATCCAGATCTGCGTAAATGTCTAAATCTTGTACAAGCAAACTCAACTACAGGACGTCTAGACAAGCCCGGTGAAAATGATCGTGCTGTTAAAGACTGGCGTCTTGGTGCTGTAGAATTGTTTAAGGCTGGAAAAATTAGAGAAGGTCGACAAGCAATTTGTACACAAGCCAGTATGGAAGATATGGACGGGTTATTCCGTTGGATGTACGACAATTTGGAACTGTGGTCTAAGGATCCAGAAAAACAAGACCAAGCTATCTTGGCAATCCGCAAAGGATTGGTTAATCACCCAATGTGTGCTGATCCTGAAATTAACTTATCAGCAACTTTAATCGAGCTTACACAACTATGAAAATCAAAGACCTACACCTTGTAGCATTTTATGTAATGAAACCACGCCGCGGAGTTCGCACAGAACAACCTGGCTGGAATAAAGATCCAAAGAATATTCAATTCGACGAACGTGTTGAGTTTACCAAAGGCCTGTCCGGTAAAGATCAACAGTACGCTGGAGTTGTACTAAATCTTAATAAAAAAACTGTTGTACAAAATCGCTACGACACTGAACAAAAAGACTTTGATAGTCTTTTTAAATACTTCTTAGAGGGTTATCCAAAAGAAGTAGCCACAGTAATGGCTGAATTAGATTTGGCCTACCTAGAACAATTTATTCCTAAAGAAGAAGAAAAGAAAGATGAAACGGTTCAAGCTGAGTGAAAGCGGTGACCGTGGCTGGTTCATTGGTGCATTTGATCGTGCTATCTGGAAAACTGACAAGTTTGAAGTAAGTTATCAGTTTAACCCTAAGGATGATATTAGCCCCAAGCACGTTCATAAAATTGCCAAAGAACTAAGTTTAATCACCGAAGGACATGTTATTGCCAACGGCGAGCATTTTGTCAAAGGTGATATATTCGAAGTTAGGGCAGGAGAAACTCTTGAATGTGTATATTTAGAAGATACCTATACCGTTTGTATCAAGGTACCAAGTGTACTAGGCGATAAATATTACGTATGATAGATATCAAAAGTATGTACAAGGTAAAGAAGAAGCGTCCGGTGGACCCTAATGCGCCACCACGCCCTAACTTACTAAGTCACGAAAAAGTACTTAAAGATAACAAAGTTACCATGGACCAATTGCAGTCTGAAAACCAAAACTTAAATCGCAGGGTACGTGATTTAGAAGGCAAAATGAGCAATCAAAGTGCCTATTTAAGCGAGCTACACCGCTACATTTCCCAGATCAAAAAAGGTTGACCCAATATTCCCAATATGCTATAATATAGCATATCTTAAATATGGAGTTGCCTGTGAATAAGCAAAAACATTTTTCTACTATTCAGGCTCTTGCAGTAGCAGTTGCCGCCTTTGAACACAACCAACAAAAAGTTGTTCGTGATGCCAACGGCCCAGAAAAACTAGCACCCAACAGAGAAATTATCCTTGGTGTGCTAAATCAAACATCAAATTTTGAAATTAAAGATTCGCATCGTGCTGAAGCCGAAGACATTGTGTCTTTCCTGCAACAGACACATATAATGCAAACCTTGACCAAGGGTAGCTCAAATCAATTCCTTCATAAAATTGCAGAAATACTCGGCAACGAAAATCTCAACATACGAGATATTGGGCTACTTGCATGGGCTCCAAAACTTGCCCACGATCAAAAGAAAAAAGATCAGATCCGCGAAGTAAGTGCTCGTTACGAACACCAAAGTAATTTTGTTGGCAAAATTGGCGAAAAAATTGTTGTAAATTTTTCAATTATTGAAAGCCGATATGTCCCTAGTATGGATTGTTATGCAGTATACGGCAATGACGACAATGGGGATTTGATTTTTTATTGGGCTAAGGACAATAAGAAAATTATTGAAGCAGGCCGTATCCAAGGTAAAGTTAAAGCACATAACAAAGACAAGTACCGCGGTAATGCTCGTGTTACAAATCTAAATTATGTAAAAGTACTATGAAGCAGTTGTATTACAAAAAAGAAGGCCGTCGATATGTTCCAGTATATGAGTACGATACTGAACTAATGGACGCATTACCCAAAGGCCATCACTTGCTAAGTGTATACCCAGGTGGTTCTAGTCGTAGGTATAATGTCGATCCTGCTTACGCACCAATGATAGCCGCTAGCCGTATAGCAGAAGATGCTATATGTAAGGCTATACAAAAGGCCAGTGAACTACGCCCAAAACAGGCGACTGTTACCCCAGAGCAGAAACGAGCTTGGCATGCTCTTGCTGAAGCCTTTGGTGACGAGCTGTGTACACTACAAGGACTCAGCATCCGTGATTGTGCCGAAGCTGGTGTACACGCTATGCAAGCAGAAGCAGACAAACTATTGAAACATGAAAGTGTTAGACAAGCATACGATCATTTTATGTTAGTATGTGAACTAACAAAAGGAGCAGAATGAAAGAATCAGTTATATTAGTAGATGCAGATGGTGTGTTACTCAATTGGGAGTACGCATTTAATATTTGGTTAGAAACACACGGATTTGAAAAACTACCCGGTGGTGAATTTAACTATGATATTGGCACAAGGTACGGTATTAGTAAGGACCAAGGCAAACGTCTAATTAAGATGTTTAACGAAAGTGCCGCAATTGGTTTCTTGCCTCCGTTACGTGATGCCATACACTATGTTAAAAAGCTACACGAAGAACATGGGTATGTTTTCCATTGTATTACTAGCCTAAGCACAGACCCAAATGCACAACGACTTAGGGAAATGAATCTAAGTAAACTATTTGGAGATACGGTATTCCAACGTGTTGTTTGTTTGGCCACAGGCGCAGACAAAGATGAAGCACTATACCCATACCGCGACACAGGTTGCTGGTGGATTGAAGATAAACCGCAAAACGCTGAATTGGGTGCAAATTTGGGATTAAATGCTCTGTTAATGGAACACGGGCATAATATGAATCACTATCACGATGGTGTGCGTACAGTTAAAAACTGGGAAGAAGTTTATAGTATTATTGCCGGTCCTGTAGATAAATAATTATATCAAGTAGCAGTCCAACAGGAGACCCCAAAATGCAAAAGTACACCCTAAACTGGGTATTGGCCCATGAGCCTTACCATGTTTTTATTGAAGCCGCTAAGAGCTTTGCCGAAGAAGTTTATACAGAAACCAACGGTCAATATACAATTAATGTTCTAGATCTTAAAGAATGGAACGCTATTGCTAAAGATAATTTAACAGAACACACTACAGACCGTGAGCGTGTTATCGGTTTAGTTGATAATGGTATTATTGACATGGCTACAGTTTATGCAAGTACTTTAGGTCGTGTTGACAAAGATATGTATGCACTAACAATGCCATTCTTATTCAACAGCGATGAGCAAGCACGTCAAGTTATTGATGGTCCAGTTGGGCAACACATGTTGGCCAAAGTTGCTGATAATAGCAATATCCGTGGACTAGCATTTACTTACTCAGGTGGTTTCCGTATTGTTCCAAGTAATCGTGCAATCGAATCCATTGGCGATTTTGCTAGTATGAATATCGGCTGTGGTAATAACCCAGTAGCAGTTGAAACTTTCAAGGCCGTTGGCTCTACTCCAGTTCCAATGTTTATCGAAGACTTAGAAGCTAGTTTAGAAACTGGTCGTGTTGATGGTGGTGAAACTACTTACACTCGTTTCTTTGTACTAGGCCACGATAAGCAAACTACACATATTAATGATAACGAACACAGCTTGTTCCTAACCAGTTTAATTATCAACCAACAAACTTGGTTAGCCTTAGGTGAAAAGGTACAGGGCATTTTTGCTCGTGCCGCTATGAGAGCCGCTCAAATCGAACGTGATCATAGCCTAGCCGATAATGTTGTAATTCAAAAACGTGCCGCTGAGCAAGGCATTCCTACTGTACGCATGACTGCAAATGAAAAAGAAAAATTTGTATCTGCAACAGCAGGACTGTATAATAAGTTTAACACTTATTTTAGCTCAGGACTGCTTGATCAATTAACAAATGGAAAACTCAAATAAACCAAAAACTCTAGCAGATTACGATAGCGTATGGGAGTGGTCAAAGACAAAAAGCTCTTACCACTTTGATAATTTTAAACAAGACAGACCCAACTCAACATTTATGGTATTAGGTAGTGTTCCAGTAACGTGGAACGACTACCTTCCTGTTATACGCAATCGCAGTTTTTCTGCCACTTGGAACAACATTACCTATACAGGTGGTTCCAAGCAAATTGTACTGGGCATCGACAAACGCAAGTCTGATATTGCTCGGGGCGGTGGCAATCTCGATCAAATCGAATTAACTGATGTCTTTGATGACTTTACAGAGTTTCCTGAATTACAAAAAGTTATTGACAGTTTTAATTTTAGTGTGACACACTCTCGTTGTCATGTACAAAAAACTGGGCAAATGTTTACAGCACACATAGACCCAATACAAAGATTGTTTTACCGGGATGGTAATGGTAATCCTGATAACCAGGACTATGGTTACGATCCTTTAGATATTGTCCGTGCTACTGTTATGTTAGAAGATTGGAAGCCCGGACAGTTTATGATATATGGTAACTCTGTATATCAACAATGGAGAGCCGGAGAAGTTCATATGCATGATTGGCCAAATGTTCCACACGCCACAGCCAATGCAAGTGAGCATAGCCGCATGACTTTGCAAGTAACTGGACTTAGAACAGATCGTACTGATCCCAAGTTCAATGTAAGAAATTTCAAATAGGAAAATTAAATGTTTAAAAAAATAGTGTTGGCCGCACTTATGGCCGCTTCAGTCACGGCAATGGCCGCAGAAAGAATTACCTTAGTCTGGGGTTTTAGTCCTGCCGCTAACCAAGCAAACTTTTATCGTGCTATGGTAGCAGATCTTAATAAGAATCAAACCAAGTACGAGTTTGTTTTTGAAACTAAACCTGGTGCAGGTGGTGCAGTAGCCGCAAAGTATATATTGGATAATCCTAAGAATACATTACTCGGTGGCACAAGCACGTTCTTTATTCGGCCAAACTTTGATAAAGAAACAGGATATGCCGCAGAAAGTTTTCAACCAGTATTAGTTCAAACCCTTGGCGCACCAGTTGCACTCTTTAGTACACAATACAAAAGCGTCAAAGATATAAAGAAAGACTATGGGTTTACGACATCAATCAGCGGTTATGGTAGCCACAGTAATTTAATGGGAAGTATTTTAGGCGAACATTATAGCGGTGTTCGTATTGTTAATTACACTAGTTTAGTAGATGCCAATAAAGATGTATTAGGTCGACATATTGATACTGGTTGGAACTGGTTAAGTGAAATTGAAGGCGCAGTTGACGCAAATTTGACAAGTGTGCTAGGCCTAACAGGAACACGTAGCATCAAAGGCCACCCAACTTTAGCAAGCCAAGGTATCAAAGGATTTGAAAATGTAAGTACCAATACTGTTATTGTTGCTAGTACTGAGATGCCTGCAGAAAAAGTTCGAGAGCTATATGAGCTACTACGTGTAGCTAACCGGGCACCGGATGTACAAGCTGGTTATGCTAGAGAGTTTTCAACACCAGCAGATTTTACCTGGGCACAAACAGTTAGCTGGTTTAACCAACAGGTTAAGTTCTGGCGCGAGCAAGCCGCAAAAGTTAAGCCACTACAATAATGAATAAATCCTTAGGATATTATATTGCTGGCAATCAAGCATTTGCCAGCAAAGCCCGCTGTTTGCTACACGCTACACAAAATAAACTGCCTGTTGAATGGGTGTTTAACAATGATGTATTTGATGCGTACGATTTTAGTCATGAACCAGAACTGTCATTAGATGCACTATATGATCGTAGGGCACGTGAACTACGTGAACAATATGATTACATTATCCTAAGTTACTCAGGTGGTGCAGACAGTCATAATATCCTAATGTCATTCTATCGTCAAGGTCTGCACATTGATGAAATTATTACTAACTGGATCTTTGAAGCAAGTAAAACTGACTTCCTAGTACTAGATCCCGCAATTACAGAAACGTGGAATCAAAACGCCGAGTATGAACTAACAGTCAAGGATAAGATGCAATGGATTGCAGATAATATGCCTAATACTAAGGTTACAGTATACGATTCTAGCAAAGACATCTTAACCTATTACTTAAAAGCACGTGACGAGTCTTGGGTGTTAGACAGTCGTGATGTTATTAATCCTGGCGGTAATCAACGTTACAATTATTACCACGTTAAAGAAGTACGTTCACGTATTGACAGCCGACAAAACATTGGTATTATACTAGGCATTGATAAGCCGCCGTGTACTATTGTTGACGGCAAACTCTATCTACAGTTTATAGACAAGCCAGCTAATAACATTAACATCAATCCAAACTTTGGTGAATACGATAACAGCACAGTAGAATTCTTTTACTGGTCGCCTGAAGCTTGCGATATACTTGCTAAACAATGTCATACCTTCTTACGATTCTTACAAGTCAATCCTACCTATCAGCGTATTTGGTCTAGTACTAACAGTATATTTAAAACTGCCAAGGAAAAGATCTTACGTGGAGTTGTGTATCAAACAACATGGGACAATACGTGGTTCCAGGTCGACAAGCCGCAGAGCGATTGGGACAATGAGTTTGATACTTGGTTCTATAATACAAAACAGTTTAGTCGAGCACGTGATGTTTGGGCACAAGGTGCAGATTATCTAGCCAAAAATATAGCCCCGGAGTTTCTCAACGGCCGGGGCACTATTCCTAAATACAGCCCACGTTATTACGTGGGTGATATTTAATCTTTACGACGTTCAATAATACGTTTTACTAAGTTTACATCGATACCCATGTCTTCAACATGGCGATAGCTTAGTTTTGCTCGCTTCTGTAACAACGCCTGGTCTTCTTCAGACAAGTCAATGATTGTAACACCATTGGTTACAGCATCGCGTTCGTATTTTTCAGCATCTGCAACAGACCACTCACGTTCGATCTTAGCTACACGCTTTGCGGCAACCATAAATGCATTACGTTGGTCTTCTGTTAAACTATCTAAGAACTTAGTACCAGTTAAGATAGTTGTCATGAAAATACTGTGATTTGTTTTTAATACGTGCTTACCAGTAAAGCGAATGTATGTAGTTTCAACAGCCATGCCGTCATTTACACCTTCAGCTAAACTAGCGTTAGCAACTTCAGAGCGACGTAGGATTGGAGTTCCAAAACCATTGCCAAACAATACTTCGCTTGGACGGTTAGCAACGATCAAATCTGTGTGTGCTAAATCACTAAGGTTGCTTAGACCATTTGTGCTACCGATAATGCGATAACCACCGGAGTAAGTAAATGCTAAACCACGAATCTTTTCATTTTCTAGGCCTTTGCATAGCTCGTCACCAATTTCGCCATCTAATACACGGCTAACGTGGTCGTGATTGTCAAACAAGAATGGTAAATCTAGTGCGGCAAAATCTTTATTATGTAATTTTTCAGCAACTGTAAATACTTGTGTTTGGCTCATTTCGAAATCGCCTTCACGCAAACCATCAAAGAATGTATCCCATTTTTCGTACATTTCTTTAACGTCAGTAGCGGCATGCTTCTTTGCAATTCCTTGCTTATCTTCTAAGCCTGGCAAGCGTGGCATACGCTTATTGATATTGCTATACTTGTCGCTGTACTTTTCTGCAAAAGTATCTAAAGTGTGGATTTCGAGTTCAAATTGTCCTGGGCACAAAGTTTCTAGTTCGCGGCCAAATGCTTCGGCAGTTCTTTGAAATAGGTGTACCGGAAAGTGGGCAATTAACCAACGAATTTTTCTGCGGTCTGACATATTGTAAATCTCCTAGTGATATAAACATATTTATGCCTTAATTAAATAATGTTTGTGAATTTGGGGGGCACAGCAAGGCATACTTGAAATATTTATAGTATTTAGTGGGGGGTATAACAAAACCCGGGAAGATCCCGGGTTTACTCTATCTAATTTGTATAAACTAGACCTCCTTGTAAATTTTAAGAATTTCAAGCACAGCAGGGTGTCGTTGAATATCTCTGTGATCGAACTCGATTCCAGACACATATTTACAGCGTTGATAATCCTCTACTAAACGCTGGAAATCCAACAATCCGTTGTCGTCCTCCTGTCTATCTGCTTGGCGTGTATCACCTGTAACGATCATTTTACTGCCTTCCCCTAATCGTGTGAGTAACATTTTCATCTGACTTGGTGTCGCGTTTTGCATTTCGTCTGCAATAATCCACGATTTTTTAAATGTTCTACCTCTCATATAGGCTAGGGGACTGATCTCAATTTGATTTTCATCTAGCATACGTACGATTTCTGTTTGGCGGTAGTATTCGCCGATTATGTCAAATATAGGTCTAGTCCACGGAGCCATCTTTTCATTTAAGTCTCCGGGTAAAAACCCATGTTCTTCATCATCGACTCCCACAGCAGGTCTTGTTACGACTATACGTTCTATTTTGCCATCCCTAAATGCTTTGAGTGCGGCCAGTACAGCCAGCATTGTTTTGCCTGTGCCCGCTGGGCCTGTGGCAAACACTATAAGTTTTTCGGGATCGGTTAATAGGTCAATATAGGTCTCTTGGGCAAGACTTTTTGGGATCAGCGTAATTGGGCGTTGTTGAAACTTACTAGGTTTCTGATACAAGTCCAACCTTACTGTATTATTACTACTAAAACTACTGTGATTATCTACAATTAGAGCCTCTGCTCTATTACCTCGTTGTCGTTTGGACAAATTTGCCTCCTTGAAATAGTAGACATGGTGTCTACTAAATTATTTAGGTCATGGCTTGACTTTGATAAAATAACAGTTTATACTTGTAGAAACTAGTATAAGTATTAGGCACATCAGAATTTCAATCAAAATGATAAAAAAACTTCTATTAGCATTATTGCTATTTCCATTGGCCGCATTTGCTTGGGAACCCACTAAACCAATTAACGTAGTGATAGGTTATGGCCCAGGCACAGGTAATGAACTTACATTCAGAGCTATTGCAAACATTATTTCTAAACGCAACCCTGATGTTAAATTTATATTTGAAAACAAAGTTGGCGCAGATGGAGTAGTGGCTCTCAACAGTTTTGTAACTACGCCAGCTGACGGTTATACTATTTTAATTCCCAGTCAAATGAGTATCTATGTTACTAACGATATTTGGCAAGCGGATGTTAAAAAATTTAATTACAATAGTTTCACCGACATAATGACCATTGGCAAGAGTCCACTGGCCTTGGTTGCAAAAGCCGACAGCCGAACAAACACTCCGGCTGAATTTGTAAAGAGACTACAGACTACACAAAATCCTATTAACGTTGGAGTTGGTAGCGGAGCACATCGTATGGTCTACGAATACATGATGCTTAAAGCCAATGGAAATCAACAGGTACAGTATATTCAATTTCAAGGACCGGCGCAGGTTGTAACCAGTGTTGCCAGTGATGCCGGTATTGAGTTTGGCGTATTACCTAGTGCTGTTGCAAGGCCGTTGGCTGAAGCAGGCAAAATTAAATTCATCGGCTTAACTGGTAATAAAAAGTTGCCACAGTTACCAAATGTCCCACTACTAAGAGATTCAGTAGGAAACATTAATATCTATGGCGGATGGAGTTTGTTGTTGCCACCGAATGCACCCAAGGACATAGTCGATTGGTATCAACGTGTTTTTGCAGATGCAATACGTAGTCCAGAGTATAAAGAATATGCTGACTTAAACTTTGTATTCTACGTTGAAGAAGAGTTATACCCACAAGGTATTAAAAGTCATGTTGAAGATTTAAGAAAAACTTTTAATCCGTTAATTAAATCGCTCTCCACAAAATAAATGACAGAAAAATATTTAGATTGGAACGGTAGCCGTTGGGAAGGCACAAAGGCTACAAGTCGTTGGCATTTTGATCCCACTCGGCCTCCTGAGCCGGGTAAGGACAGTTATACATACGTTTGTCGTTTTAATTACGATTTTACAGCGGCTATACAACAATGTACGCCAACATCGAAAGCAACAGGTTGGGCTGACCGTAACAAACACAAAGTAAAAGGCGAGTTGTATACCGCCAGTGCCGAAGAAGCTGATTTAATACGTGCCGGTGCTGATCCTAAAATGGAAATTTACGATCGCAAAAACGTAACAAACGTTGGTGTGTTTAGTATGATCCGAGACATATTAGGTCTTACTAGAGCTGACGTTAACTTCCACAATCAACGTACAGGACAGATGTTAGTTACACACATAGATAACTTTCCCGGTAATCCTATACGTGAAAATAGTTTTAAGGTCACTAAGTTTGACGAAAACCCCGAAGTCTATCGACGCTTTGCTATTATGTTAACCGACTGGCAATTAGGACAGGTGTTTCAGTTAGGTAACGCTATGTGGACACAATGGCGAGCAGGTGATTGTATTACTTGGGAATGGCAAGACATTCCACACGCTACTTGTAACATGGGTTGGCATGATCGTCCTATGCTACAGGTAACAGGCAACGTAACAGAAACAACACTAGAATTACTTAAACGTGCAAGTCCAGATTTAGTTATTAATCTCTAATGAATAAATTTATAACAAAGTTTTATGATGTTAACTTAGAAAACAATCCTAAGTTAGGTTACTACACAGTCGGCGATAAAGTTTTCTTTAGCAAGGTACAGGCCTTAATTGAAGCAACCAAGACTGGCGAGTTTCCGCATTGGAATTTTAACAATGAAATCTACGGTGCCCAGGACTGGGAACACGAACCTGAAATTGGCTTGAAAGAACTGTATCGTATTCGTGCTCAACAGTTACGAGACAAGTACGATTATATTAGATTAGAGTGCAGTGGTGGCAGTGATAGCACACAGGCATTATTTAATTTTTTATTAAATGATATACACCTAGATGAAATTGTGTTTCGTTATCCTAGAGCCGGTGAAGGCAAGATTCCAATTACACAAAATAACTTTCACGCAGAAAATCACCTAAGCGAATATGAGTACGCTACTCGCCCACTGTTTAATTGGCTCAAGACACACTACCCTAATATTAAAATAACAGTACACGATTACTCTGCTGATATGCTGGCCAATGATGGCCGTGATGAGTCTTGGGTATATAGTGCCAAGGACTTTTTACAACCAGGGCACGTTACTAAATTTCCCAATTACCAAACAATTAATCACAGAATCTTAGCCGACGCTGGAAAAAGTATTTGCGTACTCTACGGCATAGATAAACCCAAGATGTGTATACGTGATGGCGAATGGTATTTGTATTTTATCGACTTCCAAGCTAACTACGCCAACCCCGACATGGGTGAGTATACTAATATTACTAACGAGTATTTCTTTTGGACTCCTGATTTACCCGAGCTAAGTGTAAAACAAGCACACGTGATACGCAACTGGTTTAATCAACCAGCAAACAGTCATTTACAATTTTTAGCTCGCTGGCCTAATCATAGTAATGCACAGCGTACAGCCTATGAAGCAATGATTAAACCCTTGGTATACCCCGACTATGATCAAATGACTTTCCAAGTCGGTAAGCCTGCTACTAACTTCTACAGTGAAATGGATTATTGGTTCTATAGTCAATTTGAAAATCACAAATTGTACCAAAGCTGGCGAGCTGGCATCGAATTTGTTGAACGCAACGTAGACCCAAAGTATTTTAATTGGGAATTAAAACGTGCAGTAGGCTTTGTTGGATTCTTAACTCCATTTTACAAAATTGGTCCTGCAGAGTATACTAATCCCAATCGTCGTTACAGCGTAGAAATTGCCGACAGATTTTAATCTAGTATAAATAAATTTAGCAACGCCGGATCCTCCGACGTCGGACTACACATTGACGCCTAGAGTAGCGAAACTCTTTTACTAGCATGTTATGCCTAGAACGCCGATTCCCGTAAGTAGATTTCTCTACTAGCCAAATAAAACATTTGACAAACATACGAGTAATATCGTAAACTTATAAACTTATTGGAGATCTCTCGTGAAGAAAATTTTAGCAGTACTACTTGCGGCTCTGGCTTTTTCAGCCGTAGCACAAGATAAAGTTACAATCGTTTATGGATTCAGCGCCGCTGACAATTCATTTAACTACACCCGCAACCTAGCAAGAGAAGCAAACGCTATACAAAAGAAATATGAATTCTTAGTAGATGCTTATCCCGGTGGCGGTCAAGCAGTAGCAGTAAATCACGTAAAAAATAACCCTAACACCATTTTTATGACATCTGGTGCGTTTTGGTTACGTCCAAACTTCTATCCTAAAGAAAGCTGGAACGTAAATGACTTTAGAACTATCTGGACACAATGTAGCGTACCATTTGCTATTGCAAGTCCTAAATATCGCACATGGAGTGATGTTCCTAAAGACAAACACTTAACTATTGGTACCAGTGGTCTTGGTGTTGTTAGTCATTTAGTTGCACTACAGTTCCAAAAGAAATTCCCCGATTCAACTATCATTCCGTTTAAAAGTACCACTGAAGCTATTATTGGTAGCGTAGGCGGACAGGTTGACTTTGTTGTTGGTTTTGTAGGCGACATGGAACGTTGGACTGGCGAAGATAATAAAGTTCGTTTAAATATCCTAGGTACTACAGGTCCTAAGCCAGTTGGTAAGTTTCCTAACTTGAGCAGTCAAGGCTTCCCGGCATCATTGGCTAAAATGAATACACCATATAACTTTATGGTTCCTAGTTCGTTCCCTGAAGCTAAGGCTAAAGAAATCCGCGAGATTTTACTCAAAGTTGAAAATGCAAAATCTGTACACGATGCCTACGCATTAGATTATTGCCAGGCGTTCACTGTTCCTGAAAAGCAACTAAAGTCTTGGTTTGATGAACAAAACGAATACTGGACTAAACTAACAGTTGGTGTTAAACTAGACCAGTAATGCATGGTATAGAACAAAATCCTAAGTTAGGATATTACAAGGTAGGGTCTGAGGTTTTTTATTCAAAGCCTCAGGCTTACTTGTATGCTTCAAAAACAAGACAGAAACCAACTTGGCATTTTAACGAGTTGGTTTTTGCACGAAGTGACTGGTCAATAGAACCAGAAACAGACTTGCGTGAGCTGTATAGACTAAGGGCTGTACAATTACGTGAAAAGTACGATTGGATACGTATAGAAGCCAGTGGCGGTGGTGACAGTACTACTGCTATCTTTAGTTTCTTACTCAACGGTATACACTTAGATGAAGTTGTGTTTCGTTATCCCAAGACAGCGGCCAAAGATGCTGTATATGATGCATTTACTACAAACGCAAATAATACCTTAGGTGAAGCTGAGTTTGCGGCTAAACCTTTATTTGATTGGATACGCACTAACTATCCAAAGACTAAAACAACATTCCATGACTACAGCGAGTTTATGTTTGAACAAGAAACAACTCGAGATGAGTCTTGGATATTCACAACTCGTGACTGGTTCCAGCCCGGACACGGTGATAAGCACAATAACTTAAATTCAAAAGAACACAGGGACTTAGCCGACACTGGTAAAAAGATCTGTGTGCTATACGGAATTGATAAACCCAGGATGACTATCATTGACAGCAACTGGTATTTTTATTTTAATGATGTTATGTGTAATCATCCTAGTCCCATTGTTGGAGACTACACAAACATAACTACAGAATTATTTTACTGGACTCCTGATTTACCCGAGTTAGTTGTTAAACAAGTACACATGATTAAGAATTGGTTTGAGTTACCGCAGAATCAACACTTACAGTTTATGGTCAATTGGTCGGGTAATTTAAGCAAAGAACGTACGGCATACGAACACGTTGCCAAGAGCATTATATACCCAGATTATGATTTAGAAACTTGGCAAACTAGCAAGCCAAGTAACAGTTTCTTTAATGAAATGGACCATTGGTTTTACAAAAATTTAGAAGGCACTAACCTATATAGTGCATGGGAATCGGGTTTACAGCACCTAGCAAACAATATCAGTCCTGACCTTCTTATCTACGAACTTGATCGTCCTACGGGCCTTAAAGTTAACTTTACGCCTAATTATTACTTTGGAACTACCAAATACCAAGCAACACCGGCGTTGCTAAACCGCGATTATATTACAAAATCCAACACCGATTATCGCATAGTTAAGGATCGAAAGCTAAAGGTCGTACAGCCAAGTAAGAGATAAATACTTTTACTATGGCAGCTAATATAAGAGACTTATTAAAGAATACTAAAGACATATTCATGACAGATTCAGCAGTTAATACCTTGCTGGATTTTGAACGTGTCTTAGATGAACTTGACCTGTATGCTTTTGCACACTGGAAACAAGGTGAACTAGTTGAAGGTCCCGTCTACGAAAAGTATTTTGTAAAATGTACTTTTATGTGGCCTTACAAAAAAATGCCCGATCCCAAAGGTGCCGCACGTTTAAGCGAATATGACTGCGACGTTAACTTTAAACGTGACTTCTTTGAACATCCAATAAAGGTAAAAACTCCAAACGATTTTCAACCTGGCACAAAAGTTCCTAAGATGATTAAAAGCCCAATTTGGCTAGTTGAAATTACTATGCCTAAAAAATTGATGGCTGACATTGAACAGGGTGCGTTGGAATTAGAAGGCGGTACCGTTGACATGGAAGACATTGATCAAGCCTATGAAACAGGTGCTGACAATGAAGCACAAAACCAACAAGGTCTAATTAATCAAGACCTAGAGCAACAAGATGCACAACAGGAGCCGACAAATGCCTAATTTATTTGAAGGCCTTGAACAAGGTGATCTAGCACGACTAATTCATCCCGAGTTACACATTGATGAATTTAAAAGCAAACTTGGTGACGACGCTGATGTTGTTGTACTAAGTTTCAAAGTTGATAGTAAAGAACCTGCAACAGATTTAGTAAACTTTGTTGAAAAAGGTTATGACTGGATCCTTGACGCAGACCTAAGCTCAGGCGAAATGGAAGACGGTAGCTACATTGTATTTGTTGAACTAGATCGCAATGAAGAAGCTCCAACAAATATCATGGACCTTATGGAAGATCTAATGAACGTTACCGATCAAAAAATAGAAGATTGGCGTGTGCGTTATTACAAGAGCCATAAAGAAACTAATCTAAGTTTAGAAGCATTAGAATCACTAATCCCAACAAACCCAGATGAATACGAACAAGCATATGGTCAAGAAGCTATTGATCAAATAAAAACAGCCGCGGGTTTGCCTGTTGATACAAAGGCCCCTACAAATGATTACACAGAAAGTCTAAGGAACCTAGCCGGCATAATTCGATAATAAGGAGCAATCAAAATGGATTTCAAGTTTAATTTTACGCAAGACCAACTACAACAAATAATTCCGCAAAATACCCATGTAGAACATTGGTATGAAGCACTTTGCAAAATTCTTCCCGACTATGAAATTGATACACCACAGCGTGTGGCGGCTTTCTTGGCTCAGTGTGCTCACGAGTCCGGTGGCTTTAATTTTATTCAAGAAAACTTAAACTACAAGGCAGAAAGTCTATGCCGTGTATGGCCTAAGTATTTCAATGCTGGAAACGCAAATGACTATGCACACAAGCCAGAAGCTATTGCTAATCGTGCCTACGCTAACCGTATGGGCAATGGTCCAGAAGAGTCGGGCGATGGTTGGAAATACTGCGGACGTGGACTTATTCAGTTAACTGGTAAATCAAACTACAGCAAGTTTGCTGAAAGTATCGATACACCTCTAGAAGAAATCACAGAATTTATGCAGACTTTTGAAGGCTGTGTACAATCGGCTTGCTGGTTCTGGGAAGCCAACAATCTAAACCAATACGCAGACAACGGTGATATCCTAACAATGACCAAACGTATCAACGGTGGTACATTGGGTCTTGATGATCGTAAGAAACATTATCAACACGCACTACACGTATTTGGCGTTTAATCATGTGGCAATTACAATGGATAGTCGGACTCATTCCCGACGCTATACTAAACTGGGTCTACATAGGAATCATTTCGCTTGGCCTGACTGGATTGTTTGCTGGTTGGCTAGGCAAGTTTATTCCCTTCTACGGTAACTATGTACAATTCTTAAGACCAATTGGTATTGTGTTAATTGTACTTGGTGTGTACTTCAAGGGCGGATACAATACTGAAATGGCTTGGCGTGCCAAGGTTGCTGATCTAGAAGCCAAGGTTAAAGTCGCAGAAGAAAAAAGCCGCGAAACCAACGTAGTTATACAAACACAATATCGAGACAAGGTTAAAGTTGTTAAAGATACGCAAGTTGTAATCGAAGAACGAATCAAAGAAGTTGAAAAGAAAATTGACGCTGATTGTAAAATAGATCGCGAAGCAATTGATATTTTAAACGATTCAGCTAAAAATCAAAAGGGTCGTAAATGAAAAAATTATTAGCCCTAATTCCAATAGTAATGTTAACTGGCTGTTTGAATACACCAGTAAGCAGACACTTTCCCGAAGTCCCTGCAGAATTAATCACTGCCTGCCCTGATTTAGAACAAGTAGATACTAAGACAGATAAGTTAAGTGATGTGGTTAAAGTTGTTACAGACAACTACGTACAATACCACGAATGCAGAATTAAAGTAGATAGTTGGATAGAATGGTATAAAACACAACGTAGTATCTTTGAAAGCGTAAAATGAAAAAAATATTACTAGCAGTAGTAGTGTTAGCATTAAACGGTTGTGCTCTGTATGATGCTTATATGATGACCGGGTTTGATCCCAATGAATATCGTATTATTACAGAAGTGCGTACCGATGCAGGCGAGTTTAAAACACAATGCGATGACGCTGTTAAAAGCAAGGCCAACGCAGGTAGTATAAGTTATAAGACCAGTTTGTTTCAAAATTACAGCGAACAAATCCCACGTAACAGCAACGGAATTAACGCCAGTAAAGAGCTAAACAAAATAGCACAGGGACTAAAAGAACGCTACAACAAAGGCGATGCTGTAAGCCCTACATTTTGTAAATTGAAGTTTGAAAGCATTGAGCACTCTGCTCAAACAATACAACACGTGATCGGACAAAGACCAAGATGAATTTAGACAACATACAACAAAGCCTGGCAGAAATTGCTAATAGCAATGATCCAACATTCGCACAGTTTGCACACGATATTAATATGATTGTGGAGCAGGCTAAAGTTGGACAAATGTCAAATGCAGAAGTAGCAGAAATCTTAAAAGACGCACAAAGTCAGTTAGCAATCCTAGAAGACATGAGTCAGCTTGCATTTAAGGAAAAATTAAACGTAGCAATAAACGGGTTAATAACAATAGCCCTAGCCGTATAAATATTATAATAACAATAAGAATGTTGTTCAACAAAGGAGCTAGAAATGCCAACAAAAGAAGAATACTCAGCAATGAGTGACAGCGATAAGAAAAAAGAAGATTGGATGAACTCAAAGTGGCGTCCAATGATGGGTTGGATGTACATGGTAGTATGTATGTTTGACTTTGTATTATTCCCAATTCTGTGGAGTATTGTACAAACCCTAGGTCACGGTGCTGTAAACGTACAGTGGCAACCAATTACACTACAAGGTGCTGGACTATTCCACATTGCTATGGGTGCTATTATTGGTGTTAGTGCATACGGTCGTACACAGGAAAAACTAAATGGTGCCAACAATGGTGGCGCACAATTAGGTACAACATACACACCTCCTGCTCCAATCCAAAGCAGTGGTTTTGGTAGCACACCGTTAGGTGGAAACAGCATGAGTACAGCGCCAGCACCAACAACAAATAGTTTTGGTGGCGGCTTTGGATCAAGCTCTCCATCTGTAAATGCAAATGGACAAAAAGTTGTTCCACAACAGTCGTTTCCTGCCATTTAATAATATATAATAATAACACGGAGGTAGTTAAATGAAAAAGTTTTTAGCAATTTTAATAGCGGCAATGGTTGCAAGTACTGTAGTTGCACCAACATACGCGGCTGACAAGCAAGCACCAAAAAAAGTTAAAAAGCATAAAAAAGCCGAAGCATCTGGTAAAGTAGCAGATGACAAGCCAAAAGCACCGGCCAAAAAAGACGACAAGAAAAAGAAGTAATTTTCTTTATCATATGGAAGCCGGTAGTTTGACTCTGCCGGCTTTTTCATTTATAATACAAGGATGACTACACACTACGAAACACTAGGTGTTGGCGAAAATTTTACTGCCGACGAACTTAAAAAAGCCTATCGTAGGCTCGCTAGTCAACACCATCCAGACAAGGGCGGTGATACAAAACGATTCCAGGAAATACAAACAGCATACGACACATTAAGTGATCCAAACCGGCGCCAGCAATATGATATGCAACGACAAGGTGGCGGTCCCGGTGGAGTGCGTTTCCATTGGCATACTAACGATGGTAACATGCCTAATGACATTGGCGAGATATTTCGTAACTTTGGTTTTGGTGGAGGAGATCCATTTGGGCAATTTAGACAGCAACAACCAAAACGCAATAAAGATCTAAGAATAGAATTGCCTGTTACCTTAGCAAGTACATTAGAAGAACAAAGAAAAACAATCAGTGTACAAACATCAAATGGACATAGAGAAACTGTAGAAGTAAATATCCCACGTGGTATATCAAACGGTAATAACATTAGATACAGTGGCTTAGGTGATAACCTTTTTAACACTATACCACGTGGCGATCTATATGTACAAATATCTGTATTAAATGATAATAATTTTGCTATTAACGGTATTGACTTATATACTAAAACTAGTGTAAACTGCTTTGTAGCAACAGTTGGTGGTAAAACAAATATTACAACGTTAGATGGAAAAATGTACGAATTAACCATTCCACCTGGAGCACAACCGGGAATAAAATTTAGATTATCCGGACAAGGATTATATGAAATAAATTCAAGTCGCCGTGGTGATTTATTTGTAGAACTAGGTGTTACTGTCCCACAAAACCTTTCTCCTGAACAACTAGAAACTGTTCGATCATTAATCAATAAACAATAAATATTTTTATGATACAACACAATCCCGAAATTGAAGTAGTTATTGCTAATGCAACTGAGCAAGCAAAAAGATACGATCACGAATATGTTACCTTAGAACATTTGGCACATGGGTTAATGACTTTTAAGCCCTGGGCTGAGTTAATGCTTGCATTTGGTGTTGATGTTGATGCCATGGTTAATGATATCGAAGAGTATCTACAAAAACAAACATACATTATTAGTAAACACGCAGACTATGTACCAAAGAAAACACATAGTCTAGAACGTGTATTCAATCGTGCATTTACACAAGTCCTATTCTCGGGACGTAACCACGTACAGATTATTGATATCTTCCTAAGTATTTCAAACGAAACAAACAGTCATGCCAGTTACTTCTTTATCAAGTACGGCATGGAACGTAGTCAAGTAATTGATTTTTACAATCAAAACTATGTAGAAACTAAACGCAGTCGTATTCCAGCAAATGCTCGTGCCGATCAAATCTTAGCTGAGTACTGCGATAACTTAAATGTACGAGCCAAAGAAGGCAAGATTGATCCTGTAGTAGGACGTGAGTTTGAACTAGACGAAATAGCACAGATCCTCGCCAAGCGTAACAAGTCAAACGTATTAATGGTCGGCGACGCTGGTGTAGGTAAGACTGCTATTGCCGAAGGGCTTGCACGTAACATTACAGAAGGTAAGGTTCCTGAATACCTACGTGATTATACAGTATGGAACTTAGACATTGGTAGTTTGTTAGCAGGTAGCAAGTATCGCGGTGAGTTTGAAGAAAAGTTTAAAGATGTTATTGGCGCACTACAAGCCAAAGGCAAAACAGTATTGTTTATTGATGAAGCACACCAAATGCGTGGCGCAGGATCGGGTAGCAATAGCTCAGTAGACTTTGCCAACATGATCAAGCCGGCACTGGCTAAAGGTAACATTAAAGTTCTGGCAAGTACTACATGGGAAGAATACACACAATCCTTTGAAAAGGATCGTGCTCTAATGCGTCGATTTGTACGCATGACTATTGAAGAACCTACACCAGCTATTGCTAAAGAAATTCTACGTGGCCTACGTGAATACTTTGAAGCATTCCACAACGGACAGATCAGTGATGAAGCCATTGATGCCGCAGTTGATTTATCAGTGCGTTATCAACCAGATAAGAAACTACCAGACAAGGCTATTGACTTAATTGATACTGCCGCGGCAAAACTAAAGATTAACGCAATGAGTTGGACTGTGCGTAAGAATCATATTGTTGATATTATCAGCAAGTTTACTAAGATTCCAGCAGAGCAAATTGGTAGCGAAAGCACTAAGAGTCTTGTTAACTTGGAAGAAACAGTCAAGACCAAGTTGTTTGGACAGGATCAAGTTGTTGAAACTGTACTAGAAAAGATTTATGTTGCCCGTGCTGGTCTTAAGTCTATAAATAAACCCATTGGTAACTTCTTGTTCCTTGGCCCAACAGGTACAGGTAAAACAGAATTTGCTAAACTATTGTCCGAAGGTATGGGCATGAAACTCTTGCGTTACGATATGTCGGAGTTCCAAGAAAAACATGCCGCGGCAAAACTAATTGGTGCTCCTCCGGGCTATGTTGGCTACGACGACAGTAACCTAGGCGGTGGCTTGCTAATTAGCGATATTGAAAAGAATCCTAACTGTGTTATCTTGTTTGATGAAATTGAAAAAGCACACCCAGATGTAACTAATATCTTGTTACAGTTAATGGATGAGGGTACTATTACGTCAAGCAATGGTAAGAAAGCAGATGCACGTAACGCTATTGTTATTTTAACCAGTAACTTAGGCGCCGCCGATGGTGAACGTAATAACATTGGCTTTGGTCGTGAACTGCAAAAGTCAGGAGAAGATGATAAAGCTGTTAAAGACTTCTTTAAACCAGAATTCCGTAATCGTTTAGATGGCATTTGTAAATTCAATAAACTTGATAATCTAAGTATTAAGAAGATTGTTGCTAAGTTTGTAAATGAAATTAATGATCTACTCAGCGAAAAATCAATTAAAATCCGACTTACTGAGTCAGCTGTAGAACAGTTGGTCGGTGTTGGATATGATCCTAAGATGGGTGCTCGTCCGTTGGGTCGCAAGATTAGCGACTTGATTAAAGTTCCCCTAAGTAAAAAGATACTGTTTGAAGCTATTCCAGCTAACACAATAGTAGAAGTCAATTATGTTGATGATGAATTTAAATTTACAGCAATAGACACCTATACACCTATTGCACCAACTATAGATAGCAATGGATACATTATTCTGGACTCGGTTCAATCCTAATATTACAGTAGCTAACACTACAAAAAAATACTACAACCAATACTTGTACAAATTGGTCCTACATGCCCCTGGCGGCCGTTTAATTGACAGCCGTGGTTTGTTGGATCAAGAGTTAGAGCATAGACGTTTGGTTCAAAAGAACTTTAACTCAGGTGGGTATTGGGGCTATCGTAACAACAGAGATTTGGAAAATGCCAATACTGATTTGCTTGAACAGTTGCGTACAATAAAACAAGATACTACTATACCAGTTAAAATTCGTATAGAAGAACCAAAAGTTCAAATATACTCTAAGTATGAACACGAATTAATTGATATAGCAAAAAACTATTTTGTACCATTTAACACCAGTGTTGAAATACTATCTGGTCCAGTGGATAAGCATGCCGAAGACATTTTAAATTCTGGTTCTATTATACGTAGAGTTGATGTTGGTTTTAAGTATAAAGTAATTCTACGTGATGGGCGTTATGATTTTAATATTAAACAAAGCATCTACAAGTATTTAGAAAACTTAGGACCCGAAAACGTTAAAATTTCCAGAACTAATGCTGACATGTTGTCCAAACCTACCACTTTTATGTGGAACGTTTACTTTTATGTAAATGACTTATCTTTACTAAGTTTTGTAAACCTAATAAGTCCGGGCATAGTTTCAAATACTCACGAGCTGGTTGTGCTGTCTAATAAATAATAGCATAGCATTTTTCAAGGAGTGACAAATGGCAAAAGTTCAAGAAGAAGTAATTGTTATTACTGTCAGTAAATTGGTTAAAAACGATGGTGTAGGCGCTGTTGTTGTAGTTAACGAAGATATTGTAACAGCACTAGCATCAGTAGCAGAAGAATTATTAGGCAACGGAGTTGTTGTCGAAGTAAGTAAAGCGTAAAATCAACTAATTAAAGAGAGAACTCAATGAGCGATAAAAAAATCAGTCAAAGCGATGCTGTGAACCTTATTAAGGCCGCTGCCGCAAAACAAAAGCAAGCAATGGCCGCGCCTGTTGCACAACCACAGGGTCAAGGTGTTCCTTTTGACTTCCGCAAGTGTCATTTACACATTGGTATTCCATGTTACGGTGGTATGGTAAGTGAACCTACTATGACTAGCTTCTTGCGTTTTGTGCTATTAGCACAACAAGCAGGATTAAACTGGTCATTGGATACAATGGTTAATGAATCATTGGTTACTCGTGCTCGTAATAACTTAATGGCTAAGATGATGACCAACAAAGATGCTACGCATTTTATGTTCATTGACGCAGACATTCGCTTCCAACCAGAATCAATTCTACAAATGATGGCATACGACAAAGATGTTATCGGTGGACTATATCCTAAGAAAGCATTGCCTGTTAGCTATGTTATTAACTTACGCCCACAGACTAAAATCCAAGGCGATATCTTTACTGTAGATACTATGGGCACAGGCTTCTTGATGTTCAAGCGTCATGTGTACGAAAAACTCATTGAAGTTCATCCAGAATGCAAATATGTCGACGATGTTGGCTTAGGCAAACAGTACGAGCCAATGATGTATTCTATCTTTGATTGTAAGATTGATGAGCGTGGACATTATTTGTCAGAGGATTGGCTATTCTGCCGTCGCTGGGCCGCAGTTGGTGGCGAAATTTGGGCACACAGTAAAGTATTGTTGAACCACGTTGGACACTACGAGTACGCAGGTGACCTAGATAAGATTGCTATTAGCGAGCGTGGATCTATTGGTATCATTGAAGATACATTAAAAGCACAAGGCGCTAAACTAGACGGTCCGCTAAAAGCAGATCCGCAACCAGCACCAGCACAATAATAGGAATTACAATGGCTGACGTAGAAAACTTACATTTTAAAATTGGTTTAGCAGGTACATACTGGGACAAAAAGCCCCGCTATGGTATTATGGTCAATGATCAAATTATTAAAATTGATAACATTTCTGCGCCATCCGGCGAAGTAGAGTACATAGAGTTTGATGCCAACATTGAAGAAGGTCCTTGTAAGTTAAAAATTAAGTTAATTAACAAGGAAGACTCCGACGTTGTTAAAGATGACTCTAGCTCTGCAGAGTTTAAGATTGTTAAAGACCTATTGTTAAACATCAAAAGCGTTGAAATAGACGAAATTGACCTGGCTAATTTAATTTACTCAAAGTCTACGTTTATTGCTGACGATCCTAACCGCCCCGATTTAGATATGTGTATTGATTTAGGGTGGAACGGCACCTGGGTTTTATCGTTTGATAGCCCTTTCTACATTTGGCTACTAGAAAACATTTAAGATAAATATAGTAATAGAGAAACTATTACTATGTACATATCCGAACTAGCAGAGCCAACACTACTTGTAATATACCCTGGCAGATTCCAGCCCTTTCACAAAGGGCATCATGCCGTTTATGAGTGGCTATGCGGTAAATTTGGTGGGTCAAACGTGTTTATTGCTACCAGCAATAAAACAGATACTTCAAAGTCCCCTTTTACTTTTGCAGAAAAAGCATATTTTATGCAGTTAACCGGTGTTCCGGCTAACCGTGTTGTACAAGCAACTAGCCCATATCAAATTGACAGCGTACTAGCCGGCGGGCAAGTTACTGTAAACGATCCTAACAATACCGTTGTTATATTTGCTGTAAGTGAAAAGGACATGGCCGAAGATCCACGCTTTGCAAGCTGGACTAAAAAAGATGGTTCACCTGCTTATTTCCAAAGGTTGGAAAATATTAAAGATACAAAGTCTATGCAGGAACACGGTTATATTATGACTGTTCCTACATTTAACTTTACTGTACTGGGACAACCAGCAACTTCTGCGTCAGAGATTCGTGCTCAGTATGTAGAAGCAGATGAAAAGACACGTCAGGCTATTGTTAAAGATTTGTTTGGTCGTTATACTCGTGAAGCTGAACAGATTATGAATAATAAGTTAGCACCACAGGCCGCAGTTGAACCGGCTCGCCCAACTAAGTTGCCTAAAACTGCTAAAGCCGCAGGTATTAAAGAAGCTACAGTTTATAAAGATCCAGAAAAGCCCAATTTACAAATACGTCCAAGTGGCGGCATGGGTACTTGGGATGAGCCAACCCTGGCCAGCAGTTTAACTAAACAGTTAGATGATTTAATTAACCAATTAAAATTTAAAAACTACTCTAATGTAGAATACTTGCTATATAGAGCAGGTGCAATGAAAGCTAAAATTGAAGCACTAGCACGTTACGAAGAATTTATGAAAAAGCAAGGGCGCCGTCCTATTGCACGTGGTAGAGAAATTGATATTGGTGAAGCACAATGAAAGAAGTTAAAATAACAGCAGACATACAGGCTACATGGGGTGATACTCCTCCACGTTATCGTGTGTTTGTTGATCAGACTTTAATGACCGAAAGAGACTTTGTTTACAATGGTGCAGAAATTTACATCACCGAAAGTATGTTAGTTCGGTTAAAACCTGGCGGACATACAATAACACTAGAACAAGTTAATGGTTATGGTACTGGAACCGTTAAAATTAAGAATATAGCAGTAAACAACAGTCCTATAGATACACACGAGTTTGTAGTAACTGAATAAATATTAAAACATCGGAAATAGCAATGAAAACAACAGATTTTATTAATGCAAGAGTCAAACAACCAGTAGAAGAAGCAGTTGCGACTACTGTAAAGGCACCAATTGCCGAATCAATTATGCCTGAATTTACGTTTGAATCTGCTGAATCACAATATAACGAGTTACTAGAAGATGCTACCGGCGGCTCATCAATGAGTTCTAGTGTTGCTGTAGTCATGCAAGAGCTAGGCGAAAAAGGTTCGTTTAGTAAAAAAGAGGTAAACAAAAAACTAGGAAGCTACACCAACGCACTTACTCGTGGTGGCCCAGTTAAACTTAAGGCACCAAAGTAATGGATAACAATTTTTATAACATTCTTCAAACATTTAAAAAGCTCAACGAAGGTGTAATGAGCGAAATCGATTTGGAGTTGCGTGAAATTGTTGCTAACCAAGACTTTGATGCATTGTATAATCTATTTTCAGCCAATACTCCTGCTGGTCGTTATGTACAAGAAATTTATAACGATGTTTCTATAGACAATCGTTTACATCCTGATGATGATTTTGAACGTATTGAAGAATTAGTATTTGATCGCTTAGAAGATCAGTTTGGTGGAGTTGCTGAAGCCGCATATCCATTTGCTAATCCATCACAGAAACCCGGTGACCAAGTACGTGGAACAGAAAAAGCCACAAAGAAAGCCAATGGCGAACATCCGTTCAAAGGTCGGTTGGTTGGCGCAAGCGAAAGTGTTGAACAAGAGTGCGAGCGAGTACAGCCAACACTAATGGATAAGCTACGTGCTCGTTGGGAAGAAACTAAAAAACAAAAAGGCTTGATGGAATTTGGTGCTAACAACCCTGGACAGAATAACATGGGCGGTGGTGCTACTTCTACAACAAACCCACAGGATGTTGCCAACCAAGCACAGACAGTACAACAAACACAAAATAATTTAAACAAACTAAAGTCTGCTGGCATTACATTACCAACCAGCACAAGCCAAGCAGTTAAAACTGCTATTAAGGCCACAGATACACCTACTGCTATTCCTGATCAAACTGATAAAAAAGTATCAATGGGACTTGGTCAAGAACTTGAGAAATTATTAACCACTGGTGACTCAAACCAGGTAGCTCGAGTAGCTGATGCGTTAAAGCAAGTTAAAAAGGATATGTAAATGTTTTTAGATGATATCATTGGCCCAGACCTATTAAACGAAAAATCTGTTTCTAAGGCACAGTTCCGTACAATGGCGGCCGCGGCACATAATCCTAAGTTTGCTAAGAAAGTTGGTATTAAACAATCGGTGGCTAAAGAATTCCATGGTGCTGATCGTAAGCAAGACTATAAAGACTTGCCAAAGAAAGTAAACGAATTATTTGAACCAACAACTGATTATTACACATTATCCAATGGTAAAGTTGTACAAGTTGATTATCGCTCAGGCCTAAATGGTGCAGTATCTAACACCACAAAAATCTCTTATGCAGATCCTAAGGTTACACCGCACATTCAGCCTAAGACATGGGAAATGGCTCCACTTGATGTAAAAAGATCTATTGTACAATGGGCATCATCCCCGGAAGCAAAGCAACCAACACAGGTTCCACCAAGCCAACAAGTAGCACAGCAACAAGGTGTAACAGAACAACTCAGTGATGCCAGCCCAGTCACTGGTGCTATCACACGCCGTATACTAAAACAACGGCTGGACTTATTAAAAGAATACGGTCCTGAACTAGTAGGTGCCGCAATTGACAACGTTGCTGACTATGTGGGTGATGTAGATGAAATTGGTAGCAGTGATATCAGTGCCTGGGTTGCACAAGTTGAGCGTATGCTCAAAGAAAACCCACCAGAAGCATTTGACCAAGACATGGAAGAAGGCGTAGTTGATACGCTTAAAGGTGCGTGGGAAAAGATCAAAGACTTTGATGAGCCCGGAAGATATAAAGGTGGTAATACGCCGGGGCGCCAGGCACTTCGTAAAAAACGTGAACTAAAAAGAAAAGAAAAACAACAAGGTGTGGCGGAAGGCTTGCCTGGTGAATTCGTCGGTGGAACTGCTGGCGGCGTCGGCGGCGCAGTTGTTGGGGCCACCGTAGGTGGACCAATGGGTGCATTAGTGGGTGGTGCAGCCGGCAGCACAGCGGGACAAATAGCCGGTAGGGAATTAACTGACGAACAGAAATTAAATGAAATTGCGCCGTTGTTGGCACTCGGTGCAAGACTGTTTATGGCTGCCGCTCCAAAAATAGCACAGGTTGTTGGGAAAGTAGGACAAGCAGGAGCTCGCGGTGTAGGACAGGTTGCTAAATCTGGTGCAGAGATTGCAGCCAAAAATGCAGGACAAATTGGAGTTGGTGCCGGTGCCTACGAAATTGGATCTTCTGTGGCAGACATTGCCAAAGACATAACTGCCAAAGTGGGTACTGCTGTCGACGAAAAAACTATATTTGATCTGGCTACCCTGGCTTTTAAATATGCTATTCCTGCTGGCATTGTGTTAGCTATATTGTATGGCGGCAAAAAAGCAATAGACTCGTTGTTTGCCGACCCCAAAACACCACAAGGTGTGGCGGAAGGTGGGTACAATCACGGTGCCGCTGATCCTAATGCTCCTAAATTAAGAGCAAACGACGAACTTCGTAACCAGGAACGCAACGCAGGCCTAGAACCAGAAGACAACGGTACATACAGCATCTGGACACAAGGTTCTAAAGATGCTGAACCAAAGCGTATTATTACTAAACAATGTAGCATGGATGATGCAGAACGTCATGCTCGTAGCATTAAGAAAAAATATCCATTCTTAAAAGTATGGATGCAGGCACACCATTTAGGTAAAAGCGGTTTCTTCCCAATGAACGAAGATTCATGGAGCGATGGTCAAGGACAATGGTCTAGTGAACACGACCAATGGACTAAAGAAGGCCTAGAGCCACAAAATGATTCTAGAGATGCTGTGTACAATGCAATCTTACGCAGAATCATTGGCGGCCATGCAAGTTTATTAAGTCAGTTTGGCCCTGAGCGTGTAATGTCCGCTATTGAAGATGTTGCTGACTGGAATAGTGATGTAGAAGAAATTGGCTCTAGCGATGTAAGTGGCTGGGTCCGTCAAGTATTCCAAAAATTACAGAACAACGAGTATTAATATGAACAATCTAGTTAAAGCCGCTAAAATAGCATTTGCAAGTCAATTTACATTTTATCTAAAGGCCGCTTTCTTTCATTGGAACGTTGAAGGTATTAACTTCCAAGAGATGCATGCCTTGTTTGAAAAGATCTATACTGAAGTGTATGGTAGTGTAGATGACTTTGCAGAAAAGATTCGTAGCCTAGGTAGTTATGCACCCGGTAGTAACAGTCGCTTTAGTATGTTGTCACAGATTGAAGATGAAACTAACGTAATACCAGCAGAGCAAATGGTTGCTGAACTATTGCAAGATGCTGATAACATGGTTTTAATTCTTAAGAAAGTTTATGATATAGCAGAAGCAGAGGGAGAGCACGGTTTCTCTAACTTCCTAGCAGAACGTATGGATGCATTCCGTAAACATGCTTGGATGTTACGTGCTACTAGCAAATGAAAATAAACGAACTAATTATTGAAACCGCGGCTTGGCAGAAAAAATCTGGCAAGAATAAAAATGGCGGCTTAAACAAGAAGGGTGTTAAGAGCTATCGCAAAGAACATCCTGGTTCTAAATTACAAACAGCAGTAACTAAAAAACCTAGTGAAATTAAAAAAGGCAGTAAAGACGCTAAACGTCGTAAGAGTTTCTGTGCTCGTATGAAGGGCATGAAGAAACACAATACTAGTGCTAAGACTAAACGTGATCCGGATAGCCGTATTAATAAATCATTGCGTAAATGGCATTGTGAATCAGTAGAAGAACTACAACAGTTATTAGTTATTGCCGAAGCAAAAATTAAACAACGTTTAGATAAAAGTTGCTGGACTGGTTATCACAAAGCTGGTACTAAAATCAAAGGTGACACTCGTGTTAACAACTGTGTTAAGAACGAAGGCGGCAATGCACAAGCGGCCGCTATTGCTATAGCCAAGAGAGAATCTGGCAAATATAATAAAGACGGCAAACGTATTAAAGAAGATCAAGGTAAAACAGTTCATCGTATTGCATTGACTGTAACAGACCCTAACCATCCAATGGTTAGCAAGCGTGATGAGACTATTCAGAGAACTGTACGTGTTCCTGGTGAAGATCCAGCCAAAGCCATCAACGCCGCTATTGCACACTATCGCCGCAAAGGCTTTAAGGTACACGATCATCACTACATTGGTACTATAGAGGAAAGCTCTACTCCTGGTAATGACACAGAACATAACGTAAACAATTTTGTTAAAAAATTTACTCCATGGATTGCAGAACAATTAGGAATTGAAAAACTTCCTAAAATTGTTTTACTAGACAAACCAGTGGATACTACATTTGGACAATATGATCCAAACACACGTTCAATTCGCTTAGTAACAACAGGTCGTCATCCGATTGATGTACTACGCACACTAGCACATGAACTAACACATTACAAACAAGACTCCGAGGGTAACTTACCTGCTGGTGCTGGTGAAACCGGTACACCACAAGAAAATGAAGCCAATGCTAATGCTGGTGTTGTTATGCGTGGCTTCGCTGAAAACAATCCAGAATACTTTGGTTTAAAATGACCCCAAACGAATACCCAGTATACCCCGAAGACGACGGTTATGATAGTCCAAGAAATCCTTTCAGCCCAGTCTGACCCCCAACAAGAACTAGACCGTATACTTGCTAAATGTTGCGAGATGGTTCTCAACGGACAAGCGAGCGACGATGAGTTTTATGGCATGGTAGGAGCTTGTGTAGTATGCCCAGGTGGTGATCTAGTATATGGTGTTAACTACGAAGCTGAAGATGGTCGTAGAGTACACGCTGAACGTGCGGCTCTAGAACGCTGTGCTAATGTAACGCCTGACTGTATAATTGTTACTACACTAAGCCCATGTAATCGTCCAATGGATGAACGTTCAGGCGAAAGCTGTGAAGATCTAATTGCTGAATATGGCATTGAACATGTTTACTGTGGATACAAAGATCCCACACAAGATCATGATGACAGTATAGAAACTGATAATCCAAAACTACGTGAACTTTGTAAAAAGTTATCAGATACATTTTTAAAAGAAGTTAGTGACAAAACTCTACAAAGTTATCTATCTAGAGCCGATCGTCAGGTTAGCAATAGAATGGACCGCATGGCTCAAGCACGTGAACGTTTGAACAAAGGTTATGAAATCTATCACGCTGATCGTCCTGCGGGTGGCTCGCAGATAGTAGATCGCTTTGAAGCAGATACTCCTGCTCTTGCACAAAAGTATTATGAACGGTTTATTCGTGACTACGTGTCCGATGTAGACTTTGATTTACGTTTACGTCGTGCTACAGGTATTATAGAAGAAGCTCGCATGCCTGCTGAAGTGGAAGACTTCCTATATGATCTTACACCAGGAGATGCGGGTGTGGATGAAATAGGCCCATATCGCATACACTACGAAGGCTTTACAGATGATTGCCAAAGTAGTGCAGACTATTGCGAGAATCCAGAAGCAGTATATAATCAAGTATTTGCAGATCACATTGCCCGTGAAGGTGGCCGTAAGCCTATAGAACAAAACTTTACCGGTGATGAAGACTATCCTATTTTATACAGCGTATTTCAAATACCCAATCAGGTTAAAGAAACATTTAACCAGCCGTATCCTATGACATGGGAACAAGGTGAAGAATCATCTGATGCATTAGTTCGACTACCCGATGGTACTAATTTAAGCATTATGTTTAGTATGGACTATGGTGCATATGGTGACGAAGAATGGGTGGTAGAATTTTGGCGTAACAACAGTCAAGACGTTACAGGCGAAGGCGATGCACAAAGAATATTTGCTACAGTATTAGCGGCAATACAAAAATTTATTCAAAAACGACATCCAGAACGTATTCGTTTTAGTGCCAGTAAAGAAGATAACGACAGTAACAATAATCAAAGTAGATCTAACTTATATACCCGATTAGTTCAGCGTTATGCTAACTCTTGGGGATATAGTGTTGAGGTATCTGATCATGCTGGGTCTACTGTTTACGAATTGTTTAATGATCTAAACGAAGTAACAATGGTGCCTAGTGTAGCTAAAAGCAAACGTGAACATTTAGACGTTATGCCTAACGACGGCAAACCTATTCCCAAAGGTCAAGAGTCAGAATACTTAGGTGACCTAGTTGCTAAAATAGGCAACGGTTTTCAACTATGGTCGTGGACTGATCGCGGTACTGTCACTTACTACGTATTTGATACACGCACACGCACAAGCCAATTGGGTACTACAGGACGTCCTTATAAAACTAATCGTGATAGCTTTGTTGTCCAAGGTGTGTACTCTGGACCTAAGAATAGCTATCGTGCCGCAGACCTTTATGCTTTCTTAATCTTAAATCAAGGACTAACATTAGTAAGCGATAACAAACAAAGCGAAGGTGGTTATCGTGTATGGCAAGAATTAGAAAAGCGTTACAAGAACATTACGGTACACGGGTTTGATACTAAGACTAACAAGCCAGTAAATGTAACTACACAAGACGAACCAGATACACACGTAGCACGTAGTGATGTAAAGAAAGCAGGACCACAAATGAAACGTGAATTAGGCTCAATTAGCAGAGACTTAAGATTTGTAGCGAGTAAAAAATGACATTAGTCTATATTCACGGTGCTAGTGCTACCGGTGAGAGCTTCAATTATATTAGAAGTAAGATAGGCGATGGTATAGTTGTTAATTACGACAGTCGCAACGGGTTTGAAAATAATCTAATAGACATGCAGGTTCAATTAAAGGGATATGGCAATTTGTTTTTTGTTGCACACAGTTTAGGTGGTATATATGCTCTGCATCTTGCCAATGCTTTGCCAGATTCTGTCAAAGGTGCTGTTACACTAAGTACACCATATGGCGGCGCTGAAGTAGCAGACTATGCCAAATACTTTTTACCATTTAGCCGCTTAATGCGTGATATTGGGCCTAGTAGTTGGGTTATGCGTCAGGCAGATAAAATTAAAATACAGCATCCTTGGACCAATATAGTAACCGTAAAAGGACAAAGTCCGTTTATGCACGAGCCCAATGATGGTGTAGTGACTATTGCTAGTCAACGTCATCATGCAAATATGGATTTGATAGAAGTAGACTGCAATCACTACGAAGTTGTACTCAGTGATAATGTTATCAAGTTAATAAAACAAAAGATTAAAAAGAACACCCTACCTTAGGACCTTATGGTTACTTCAGGGTTGCCCGGCTGCTGGGCAAGAACGTATGGGAGTCGTGCCCCGGAATGCGTTTTTAAAGTGAGCATCTTTTCCAAAATACTCTTGCTTTTATCAAATAAGTAGTATATACTAAGTCAATTACACAGGAGATTCAAATGCCAGCACGTATGTTTAGTGGCGAACAAAAAGCCAAACTCACACAAATTATTAACGAAGGCGTAGCCGTACTTCAAGAAATTGAAGACCTAAATGCTGGACTTAGTGATACCGTAAAAGCTATTGCTGAAGAAATGGAAATTAAACCGGCCATTCTTAAAAAAGCAATTAAGATCGCACAAAAGTCTAAACTAACAGACACTAATGCCGATCACGAAGAATTGAATACAATTCTCGAAACAGTAGGTAAAACACTTTGATTGATTTATTCATTGGATGGTTTGGCAATAGCCTACACTACGCCAAAGAAGATTTCCGTTCATGGCCTTTAAGGTTTTGTTTG